CTTCGATTGAGGAGGCGGTCCGTCTTTCTCAATATCTATGGAAGCAGGAGTTGGCCCATAGGGCCGCCTGCTTCCTGCAAAAGTATCTGGACGTGCGCGACAGCGAAGAAGAACTCCTTGACTTTCACGATATCGTGCTTGATAGATTGCGCGATACCTCAGTGTAACAGTTTGGAGTGTGGCCAAGAAGTTTTTGGTCACATTGAACTGTACATTCAATACACAATGTACAGTTCAATGTGCTCAAAAGCAAACCTATTCTAGGAGGGAAAAATGAAAGTTTATGAAAAGCTTGCATCTCTGATAATTGCATACAAACAATACAGAGACGCAAATACGATTTATGCAAAGTTGTGTGAAGACAAAATCAATGAGATTGTTCAGCATAGCGCACCGGCCGGGATAGGCTTTGATGCCAATCCGACGCTGATACTGCATGCGAGCGATAATGCCAGCATATTCCTCCGTGTTCCGTTCCGCACGGAGAGCGGCTGGGTGTACTTCCTCTTCGAGGCGCGATTGTGCCTCGATGGAGGATTTGAGTCCATCGTTAAAAAATGGTATTCACATTGTACCGAAGAGGATGAAATGATGAATATCATGGAGCGTGTTGAGTCAGGAATCTCACAGATGCTCAGTGAAGAAGTATAGCAATTGTGAATGTGGTCAAGTAGTTTTTGGCCACATTGGCGTGCATATGTTGCGCCAAGGGCAATATCCCAGGGCATCGGGAAGGTGCTAGTTCATAGAGATATGAATGAGTAAGGGCCGCCATGGTTTGCCCGCCAAACGGGCCCGCATGTGCATGGCAATGTGTCCAAAACCTGTAAACTAGTCTAAGAGGAGTGAAAAATGGAAAAGCTGGTAGAAGACAAATACGGCACGTTGGTTCGGTTTAACGCCTTCCGGCATGGCGGGAAGGGCCTCGAAGCATGGTTCGCTGTCCCCCTAACGGGAAACGGGGACTATGTGGGGGGCACCTTAGAAGGATCGAACAGACGCGCACTTCAGGATGAACTGAGCGAGTCATGCGCCAGTGTACGCAATTTGGCGCATGGCTACACTGATCTAGTCGTATGCCCCGCGCGCATGTCGAGAGAAGACAAGAAAGTACTCTGTAAGTACATCGAGATGATTGAAGAATATCCGATTTACGACGAAGAAATCTGGGCCGAAGTCTCCCTGGAGTGGGAGAACGAAGCACTAGAGTGGGTCGAAGAAGAATTTGTTGAAAAGTTGCAAAACATCTTCAAAACAGACATTCCTCTTGATGGTTACCTTGACCATGTAATTCGAAAAATGATGGAGCAGAAAAACATGTACTTCATCGAAGAGTCAGGTGGCATGTGGGTGGATGTTGAAGAACTACTGGAAGGCGAAGACCGGGATTCTCTACTCAGGTTCCCGGTTGTCGCAAAAGCCGCGTATGAGGCGGGAGCATATGACGCCCCCTCATGCCAATTCGACCCAAACCCCGAGCAAGATTTCTTGTTCCAGGTTCTTCATCCAAAAACCATTGGCCTGGAGTTGCAGCATGTTCACTGAGGCGCTGAAAGGATTGCGCGTTGTTGTTGGCCCGCGCGCAATCCCGTTTGTACTGACCGGCTATCGTCTTGTGATAGGCGGCGCCGATGGTCAATACTTGTTCGAGACGGAGACTGGTACATGGGTATCGGGAAGCATAATCAGCTTCCCCTAGTATAGGAGAAAAAAATGGATATTACTATTACTATTGAAACTGAAATTGCAGAGGATGGCTACCTCGCTATGCAAGGTGAGTTTACGGACTCCCCAGACGCCCCGCTATTTGTTGACAGACTCAATGGACAAATCTACATTGAGATCGAGAAGTACCGTGAATTCACGTCCGCAGAGGAGGCAGAAGACTTTGCAGGAAACCTACCCCTGGAATTGAAGGATGTGTGGGTACGAGCGAAAGCAGTATCTTGGACGGAACGGAAGGTGCTGGTAGACTACCTTCCAAGAATGAGCACTAGAGAGCACCGGTATTTCCAATGCGACTACGGAGATATCGGCGAGCTCGCAAAGTATTTTGACCATCACCTGGAGCGTGGTGACTTCAGGCGCCACGGAGTCCAGGTAGAGGGCGCCGAAAGCGAGACTCAAAAGGGATTGCGAGTGTACGCCCTGTACTTAACGCAGGACTATGAACGCGCAAGCGATTATGGTAAGACTTGGCGCTACATGCGCATCGTCGCGCGCGCGACGTTGCACGGAAAGACAATCGGTAGGGGTTTTTCATGCACATTCCCGTCTGATTGCAGTGAGGAGGCCCGCCAGCAATTTGAGCGGGAGGCCAAAGAGGAAGCAAGGTCGAATGCAGAGAGCTTCCTGGAGAAGGTGAAGTGTGAAGGAGGAAAAGCGTGAACAGTAAGCAAAAAGTCTGGCAAAATATGATTGAGGAATCAAACGAGACTGGCCTGCCGAAGCATTTCAAAAGCGACCTACTGCACGACGCGGACCGACTCTTGGGCGATGATTGCCCAAACGAGTTTGTTTGGGTCCTCAGGGAGTGCGGCACACACTTGTGTGCCGCAAACCAGGATGAAGTAGATTGGCTTGAAGCCGTGCTAAAACAGCATCCCGAAGCGTTGGCCTTTGAGGTCAACGTGGACAATGAAGAGTTTCAGAGTGTGTCGCACAAGGACGCTATCGCGTTCTTGTTGTTGAGTATGCATGGAGGAGGGTAACATGAAAAAGAATATGGTTGCAATCAAGATTGACGAAACGGAGTACTGGAACGACAGTTTCCTGCGCGAAAACAACATCTCCAACATCTTCACTGTCTACGTGTATGACCCCAACAAGCGAGTTCATGTGTGCTCGCTTTCGCCAAGCGTTGAATTGTGGCCGTGCATGACCTACGCGGTACCGGTGCCTGGCGAAAGCCTGCCCGATGATGTGGACATGGAAATAGAAGAAGCCACGTCCCATGACGTTGTTTACACACAAACAATGCACAGGGTCCCAGACGAAGACAAAATTGTTTACGACGTGCATGAAGAATGCACGGAGCGAGAGCTCTGTGCAGCTCTTCGTGAAAACTACCCGGTGTTTGAGTCTGATAAAATATAGTGTGAAAGGGAGAAAAAAAATGTTCATCAAGATTGAGCTCGCGCATGATTACCTCTTCGGATCGGAGTACTCCGACGGCTGGGATGCGGAAGCATCCCAGGAAGAGTTCATCGACCGGGTACGCCAGGAGCTCTGCAAGGAGTTCCCAAATGCCGAAATCGAGATTGAGGCGGGGGTCGAGGGCCGCATCTCAGTCTCGGATGCCGGGGACCCCGAGCGGGCCAAACATGATGTTGAACACATCACGCTTAGCGTGTGGTCGGATTTTGAATGGGTCATCCTGAGCCAGGAGGGTATCACGGAGACCCTCAATCGTGGTTGTAGACTGCGAGCCGCCACGCACGGCGGCGACACAATCTTGTGGGCTGATACCCGCAACCACGACAAGCCGCGTCTGGCGTGGTGTCGTGGCGGCCTGCCGCCACACTACACTGAGTCCTTCGACGACCTTGAAGGACTGCTCAGTAGGATGGAGGAAGTCTCCAGCATCTGGAGTGTGCATGGAGACTGGCGTATATAGGGGGAAGTGCGGAAAAGGCCCGCCAGGAGCCCATCCTGGCAATCCGGCAAAATCCCCACCGCTGGCGGTGCCGGGTAAGCTCCCGAGGCGGGAGCAGGTGGTGGGGAAAAAGGGTTAATCAAACAGGAGGAAAAAGATGAAGGCGCATACAGACGCGCATGTATTGGTGGTGGGTCGTCACCCGTACTCGGAAGGTGAGTACTCCGAGTACGTTGGCGGCGATGGAGTCAAATTCAAGAATATCAACCCAACATTCAAAGATGCGGATGACGTGACAAACCTCATTTTCGACAGCGCAAGTGAATTTACTCACGTCATTTTTCAAGCCGCGCCGCCGATGGTGGCGCAGGCGATGTGGGGCCTGGCGTGTCTGGGGCGCGTCGCACTCCCGCGTATTGGGTTTGTGTATAGCGTTCCTGGCGAACGCCCGGAAACGCAGAAGCGGGAATTCGCGTATTCTGACGGCAACATGTTTGAAGCTGATGTTGCCGGTGCTGTCGGGTTCGCAAATCCGCGTGCTAGGATTGATGAAAAGCGTGCGGGATATGTTGAAATTTCAGTCGAGCCCCCAATGCGGTTTGAGTTTGACCGCATTGAGTGGGTGAACTAGCAGGCCCGCCGGGAGCCCATCCCGGCAATCCCGCAGGTTCGCTATCCCTGGTGGTGCGGGGTAAGCTCCCGAAGTGGGAGCAGGGGGTAGCGAGAAAACTAAACGGAGGAAAAAAATGATTAGGGAAGAATTACTTGTTAAAGTTGCAAGCGGTTTTAATCAAGACGAAGTGTTCGAGCGCCTAAATGAGATTCGGAGCGGGCAGGGCCGAATCCTATCAGACGATAACGGAGCCCCGCCAGACGGCACGGCGTGGATCGCGCCCCTAGATGAGTTTGATCCGTTCGCGGTCAAAGAGTTGGTCCGCGAGGGCGCCCTGCTAGTGGTGCAGGGTGATATCATTGAGGGTTATGATGGTACGGGTTCGGAGAGGGTCCTCCTGGAGGAGCGATATCCACTGGGGTGGGCCGGCTTCTCCTCAAGAGGGGAGGCCTACGGCCAGACTAACCCCCTGGAGGAGTGATGGATAAAAACGACATTGAGGGGGCGTACAGCAGATTCAACAAGGAAATTAGTGTGGTTGAGGTTGTCGAGGCACCTCAGCTTACACGATTCCGAGTTGAGCCCGGAAGGCGCTATACGCCAACCGGGCGCGAGAGAAAAGATTATTTGACTGTGAGGCAAATTAAATCAAGTCTCACAGACGTGGGTGTCGCCCTGGGCGTTGGAGGATTGACGCTCAAGGTGGATGATGGGGAAATCTGGATTGAGGTCCCGAAGAAGTCGAGCAAGAATGTATCGCTGCCCAACAGCCAGGCCGGAGACGGCCTGTGGTGCCGGTTTGGGGAGACAGTAAAGGGTAAAGAGGCCGCGTTGAATTTGAGAGATAGTATCTCTCCGCACGTTCTGATTGCCGGTCAAACGGGTTCCGGCAAGAGCGTATGCATCAACGCTATGTTGTGTTCGCTGGTGCGCGATTATTCGCCAGAAGACCTGAGCCTATTCCTGATTGACCCAAAGCGTGTTGAGCTGACGCCGTTCGTGTCAGCCCCGCATAGCGGCGGGATGGTGTTCCGTAGTCCCCCTGAGGCGCTGGCGGCAATCAAAATCCTGGTAGCGGTCATGGAGCACCGCTACCAGGCCATGGCCCAGGAGGGCGTGAGGGACTTCAAGCAACTCACCTCCGGAGGTATTAAACTGAAATTTGAAGTGTGCGGTCGCCGCAAAGATATTAGCCTGAGCGGCGACCAAGATGTCGTTATTGTGATTGACGAGTATGCCGATCTCGTCATGAGCGATAGAGGAAAAGAGATTGAGCGTCAGTTGACGCTCATTGCTCAGAAGGGCAGGGCCGCAGGGTTGCATATTATTTTGGCGACCCAATATCCAACAGCGGACGTTGTGAATAGCGTCGTGAAAGCTAACTTCCCGGCGCGCGTGGCTTTCACCATGGCGTCTGCCGTGAATTCCCGCGTGGTATTAGATAGCGCGGGTGCGGAGAAGTTGGCCGGGCGGGGTGATGGGATTCTGTCGGTCCCCGGTCGGTCGGTGCGATTCCAAGGGAGCTTCGTCAGCGATGACGAAGTTCATGAGTATGTGCAAGGGAAAAGCCGCCAATGGGCTGTTGTTGAGCCGCCCAAACGGCGGGGCTGGCTATCAAGGTTATTTGGAGGATAATAAGATGACTAAGGTGAAAATGGTCGGCCCCGTTATGCGGGGTAAAGAAGAATGGGTCACCACCACTGAGGCGCCCCGTGGTGGGCCAATCGAGGGCGGCGACGTAGTGTTTGCATACGTTAGCAAACACCAGTCGGGGGCGGTTTATCCATCCCTCGCAGTGTCGCTCGGCTGGCGAAAAGACGAAGAGGAGTACGCCAGCGAAATCATGGACGCGCTTGTCCCGGAGCTCAGGAGAGTTGGGCTTGAGTTGCGGGATGAGATTATCTCATCCGAGCGGGTTGTGCAAATCTGGTTTAGGCCGACCCACTCTGCTCAAGACAATGTGCGTCTGTTTGAGCGTGCTTGCAATAGCACGTTCGACCGAGATGAACTGGGCTACCTGTGGCTAAAGGAGTGAAAAAATGTTTTCCGATATACACAAAAAATACTCGAAGATGAACGAGGCGGCGAAAGCTGAAGTCAATACCACAGACCTCGCGGCTATGCGGAAATATAACGAGCGTTACAACGACGATCTGTTCAAGCGAGCAACCAAAGGAAAATCGTCGAAGTACGCCAACATGTTACTTGATGATAGTATTGCGTTAGTCGGTTCCCCATTTTTCCAGCTCACAAATTTCAGGTACTGCGACGAAGCCTGTGAGTTTCTGTTTGAGTTCATCAAGCCAGAACTCAAGGACGCCCTGGCGCTAGGGCCCTACGTCCTTGATTACACGGAACGGGATCATTCGTTCCGTGTGCTGAAAGACGGGGAGATTCTGGTCGAAGGCGGCGCTTCCAACCAGTTCCACGCTATCGTCGCGGGTATCGAATGCATCCGCGATGACGCATTAGGATGGGTGGTGAGACACCTCCCGTATGGAGCTCGATGGGAGGAGGATACACACTTCGCAACTGTCGATGACCTTGTGTATTTCCTACAGCAAACCGAGCTTGATGACCAGTTCGAGGTGTTGGAGGACGGCGTCCGCGCCACCGATGATGCACTGTCGGAGGCGGAGCACCTGTACGAGTTATACTTGTCCGATCATTTTAAGGTGATGCAAACCAAGGAGAAGAGCAATGAATAAGCATTATCACGATGGCGTAATTAGAGTTAACCAGGATGGCAAATTCAGTGCCTCGTATTTAAATCGACGTCTTGGCGGCAAGCCGTATCAGGCCACCGCCGGTTACGGATTCGAGACCATTGAGGACGCAAAAGCTGCAATCGACCGTGAGAATGGTGCTCAGGAAGAGTATCTGAGCAGGGTTGACGCGGTTGATTACGAGTCCGCCAAAGCGCTGAATCGCGTAGGCGCGACGTGGTACAAGCCCTCGTTCGGCACGGGAGGCCGCCGAGAGATACTTAGGGTGGTTTATATAGGTGATAGGTATCTACTCTCTGTGTCGGAGAGCAGTGCTGTTTACCTGAGTATGGGAAATGGTGATTGCGAGTTTGCTTTTAAAGCAACCGGAGACGTTCATGAGCAGGCCCGACGATGGGCGAAGCGGTTCGAGGCCCCCGTAGACGAGGCCGATCCCGTATGCCATTATTGCGGGATGTCGGCCTCGGGGACTGACTTCTTCGGAAGCCCAGCCTGCGAGGGCTGCGGAGGATAGGGTATGACACCCGCGCAGGCTAAGAAGGTTTGGGAAAGCAAGTATAACATCATCGTCAAAATCGAAGAGCCGATGGTGAAAGTTGTATTCCTAGATGACATGACAGTTGAGCTTGAGTTTGAGTTTGTGCCAGCCTTTTGCGGTGATCCTACTGCGTGGTTTGACGCCAGCGGTAGTAGGCTACAGTCACCCGGATGGTTAGTGCGCAAGGCGGCGCTGGCGGCGGCACGGGCACGAGCGGAAAGGGAAAGGCTTTGGGGTGCCCCCGGTAGTGGGGAGGAAAGTCTAACAAATAGGGAGGAATAGATGGAGGCGGAGGTTTTAGAGCGACTCGAAGAAGTCACTCAAGATAGTCACAAGTCGTGGAGAGAAGGTCGAGCAAGCAGAGAGGATTCGGTGATTGAAAATATGTTGCATAGGGCACGTGCCATAGCGCACAGGGAGCTGGGTGTTATGGAATTGGATGAGGATTGGGGGGTTATTGCTCATTGCCGACACGCGATCGAAGTGGAATTCCGCTTTGCGACGCAAGCCGGCGAGAGCATCTCGATTTGTTTCCGGTGTAATTTTGAAGATGGGGTTGTCATAGAAGTGTTATAGGGTTAAACAGGAGGAAGCAAATGTTAAATGAAACCAAGTTGAAGCAGGAGCACAGCGACATCTCGCTCGAGCTGTTCCACCGTGGCGAACTGCCCGAGCAGGGCGAACCGACGACGGAGCGCGGGCGCGCGCTTGTTGCGCGCATGAAGGAGCTTGAGCGCATGCTGGGGTGGGATCGAAATGAGAATGACCCGGAAGATGACCCGGCCCTAGACGGCAACATCCTGATTTTGGTAATTTTGTATATTGACGCTGTAATCGAGATTGTGGGATGCAACCCAGCGGATGATAACGGCGGCCCGCCAGATGGTCGCGGCGCTGTCGCGATGCCCGTCGGCGATTTTGCCGACGGGGATGTCGGCAAAATCGTGCGGAGCGGGGCGGGATTCGTCGTGGAGGGCGAGATTCGCCCCTACGGCGGCTCTGAGGAGGAGCGCGAGCTCCTGTCGTCCGAGTTTAAATCCTGGACAGGCTTCTCGTCCAGGGGGTATGCGGCAGCCCACAATACCACGCACCGCTCCAAGGCCCCGCGCCACCATGGGCTGGGCACAACACGAAGGAGAAGAACGATGTGCTGCTGGGGCTGCTGCCGGGACGGATGGTCATCTGAGGTGTCGCTCAATGAGGCGAGCATGACGGCAATCAAAGTTGTACTGGCGCATTGTTGCCAGAATTACATATTCAATCTTGGTGGTAAGGCCGTTGTTTATAGTCACAAGGACCATCGGCAAGTCCTCGTGAATTGGGAGGACGTTGCTGGGCCCGCATGCAGGCTACTAGAGGTGCCATTTGGTGTACCAAGCGACCCCTTTGAGGCACATCAGATACTGACAGAGTATCTGGATGCGCTTGGAAACGAAAACCACGGATACTCAATTGGGGAATTTTTTGAGTTGCCGCTCGCGGAAGCGGGCGGAGGAGGGCGGTACTGGACGCGGAGCCGCTGGCGTGTGCCGAAAGCGCCCGAGACGCCCGAGGCACCCGGCGAGACGTCCGACGAAGAGTGACATTGTCGGCCGGGCTGGCATCCCGTCACCACTGCCAATCCCGCAAATCCCCACTACTGGTGGCGCGGGGTAAGCCCGAAAAGCGGGCAGGTGGTGGGGAGAAGGTTAGTTAAACAGGGAGGAATAGAAATGGATAAGGTGAATCGTGGGTTCAAGAAGGTGGACAGCAACGTGTTAGAACTTCGATACGAGCGAGAGGGTGTTGTCGTTCGGTTTATCACGGACTGGACTCCGTTTACGCTAGTGAACACGGAGGCCACGGCACAAATTTTCCTGAAGAGCGATCCTTACAAGACGCTCTGGGAAAAAACGGTGCCGTTCGAGGATGAAGACAAACTGAAGGTGGAGGCATTTGAAAAAGCTGCGGCCTTCGCAGAAGGATAATGCGGGAAGGGCCCGCCGGGAGCTTATCCCGGCAATCCCGCGAAGCCCCCACCACTGAGAGGAGGAAACATATGGCTGATTGGGTTTGGGTCTCCGCAGACAAGGCAGCTCAGATTCTTGGAGAACGAGAGTTTGTCACCGTGAAAACTCTTGATGATTCAGGAAATCCTGGGCTTCAAGAGATGTTGTGGGAGCACAGTTGCTGGAACGATGAAGTTAATGGCTTCTGGGCCTCAATACCAGAATGTATTGAGGTTGTTGAGTTTGCGGTTGTTAGGGAAAGAGTCGATGATTTGTAGCGCACCTGGAGGAAACTGTGAAAGAGATAAAAGAAATTCTGGAACTAGCCGCTCGTTTGCCGAGCGGTATTCCAGATTACAGGGCTGTTCAAAAACTATCAGTAGAGCAAGAAGAGCTGAAGACGGCGATAGTGGATGACGATCACCTCGGCGCGCTGACAGAGCTCGCAGATGTGGTGTACTACGCCGTCAAAGCTATCCATGCCGCAGCCAGTATGTGTGGCATGGATGTCGATGCGGCGATGGACATGTGCATCGCCAAGTATCGGCTTCGCGCTAGGCCCGGCAATCCAAAGAACGATGCGGAAGAGCGGGCCGCTGTGTTGCAAATGCGGTGACAGATTGCGGTTTCAGCGCGATGAATGTCACTTGTAATTCATCGCGTCGGTGATATAATGTGTACGTATACTAGTCATAGGAGGCAAGATGAGGAACCCGAAGATGGGCATGAACGTAATCAATTGCAGGGTGTGCGGAAAAGCGATGTTCGTTCCTATCAACAGAGCATTGATCGCCAAGCTGCGCGCCTCTGGCGGTGGTAACGCTCGTGGCGAGTGCGTTAACGGTCACGTCGAAGATGTGGCGTTCGAGTCACCGACACCCACGCAGGCAGTCAATGGTTAACCTGTGGGGTGTTTACGCAGTTGGAGCAATATCAACATTGTTGCTCCTGGTCGCCAGGGAGGTTCAGAGGGGGGCTTTGCGTAGCCCCCTCTGCGTCATAGTATCCGCGACGCTGGTGGCGGCGTTCTGGCCAGTCATGGCGCTGATTGCGCTGCTAGAGGCAGTATCTAGGTGAAGGTTCTACTGTTCGGCGTCGCGGTGCTAGTGGTTGTCTTAATTGTGTTCGGCTACGTGCGGAGCACAAGGTTTTGGGAGGTGTCTGGGTGTGGCCGCAGTATCATAGGCCACACCATGCAAACTAGGGGTATCCCAGGTTGCGAAGACATCACAATTAAGTTCGTAATCAGGGGCGAGATAGTCTCGTACCCAGAATGGCTAATATCATGGAGGGAAAAGTGAAACGCTTTGTTTATCAATGCCAAGCACACAGCGACATGATTGACAGAACGTACTACAACCGAGCGACAGGCAACTGCGTCCGCGTCACGGATGTGATCAACTTCCGTAACGGCGGGGAGCCTGTCATCAGATACGTATACATCAGCCCACGGCAAGAGCGCGTTTTCGGCCTGCAACTACCAGAGTTTAACTTGACATTCGGGATCCGCGCTTAATCGCTAAGTGTTGCCGGATCACGCCAAAACCGGCACCAGCCCCCATAGCACAAGTGGATAGTGCCACTAACTTCTAATTAGTGGGTTCCAGGTTCGAGTCCTGGTGGGGGCATTGAAGTGTATTCAACTAGACTAGGAGAGAACAATGCCAGAATTTGAGATTGTCCACACATTCTCACCACGACCTGAGGGTGTACCAAAAGACGCAATAGTGTTTAACGCACCGCGACCAATTCACGGGTTCGAGGAATGGCGGGGTAAATTACGCCACGGTCGATATTATACGGCGATTACGCTTGATGCCTCCTGTTCGTCTTTTATGCTACGCAATCTCCACGATCTAGGCGCTGTGGTGATTCAGTATCATGGCGCAGACGAGATTGACGGAATCCGCGCAGAGGTGCAAGCGTACTGCGACGACCTTCTCCAAGAGCGCATAGATGTTAGCGAGCACGACGATCGCACGGCGCTGTTGGAGTGGCGCGACCACGTTGCGCCGAAGACGGTTAAATTAGAGGTACCCGATGACGAGCAGTAAAACGACGCGCACGACCCGTGACCCCACGAAGCCAGCGCCAGGCTGCGGCGACTGCCCGGCGTGGCAGAAGCGCGCGGGGTGCAGCAGAGTTTCTATCCCTTAACCGATCCATCATTCCTTCTCACATTATCTTGTCCGCCCAAGGCGTCACCAAACAACAATACTTGGAGTGCGCTAGGCGAGTTCTATCACTTGCTGAAGAGGATGATGTCAACAAAGCCATGATACTAACCACCACTGGAGGATAAAAAATGTTGAGCGAACTGAACAAAGATCAAATGACAGAAGAGGAAAGGAGACGCCTGGACAACAAACACGCTGACGCCATTGTTCGCTACTTCAGACACTACGACCACACGCTGTTCGTTAAAGCCGTCGATGGAAAATCGATTGAGTATTCCAACATGTTGATAGACGACGCCCTTGCGCTATGCGGAAGCCCGTGGTATACACCCACGGAGTTTAGTTATTGCCACGATGCGGAAGTTTTTCTGCATCGGTTCGTGGCAGACGAGATGGAGCGGTTGCTCACCAGACACAATGTCTGGTTCAGATATAGCGCAGAGCTTGGGCGATGGGTGCTGAGGGGGCACACTAAAAGACTAGCGATCGGGTGGGCGCCCACGCTTGTTACGGCCATGTATGACGCCCTTGCTGAGATGCGGTGATATTTGGAAACTTTTCTATAGCCGAAAGGATAAACCAATGCAATTCAAAGAATTCAAGGCGTTGTTCCAAGAGCATTTCGATTCGATGTCATCCGAGTCTGTGTTGTTCGTGACAGATGTAGATCACGAGCAGCTCTGGGAGTTGTACCTAGACAGCTTCCCGGAAGGCGTCAACGGCATCTACCGCGAACGCAGGGCATTTGATTGTTCGTGCTGCCGCCACTTCATCAAGAAGTTCGGCGACGTGGTCGCCATCGTTGATAACGAACTTGTGTCGGTGTGGGACTTCGAGGCTGACGAGGTTTACCAGCCAGTCATCGATGCCCTATCAGAGTACGTCAAGAGTAATCCGGTGGCCAACACCTTTGCCTCTAAGCTGGCGAAGATTGGCACTAACGCAAACCGGGAAATGCTTGAGAGTGGCGATGTTCATACATGGCACCACTTCTATGTCGAGCTGCCAGATCATTTGGTGGTCCCAGATCACCAAACCGCAAGCGAGTTCCAGGCCACCATCAGAGACTCACGGCACGTCTTTGAACGCTCGCTAGAAGAGATTGACCCCTACGCGATCGAGACTATCCTCGATCTCATTGAGGAGGGCAATCTGTATAAGGGCGAGGAGTGGCGCGGGCTCCTGAGTAGGTTCCGCGTGTTGCAACACGAATACTCGGAACTACCAGAAAATCAGAAGACAAACTTCTGTTGGAAGCAGGCCGCCGAGGCTGGCGGCGCGCTGACTAGGTTACGCAATCACTCTATCGGCGTCCTGCTCGCTGACATCTCAGATGGCAAGGACGTTATCGAATCCGTGCGTCGTTACGAGAACATCGTCGCGCCGCATAACTATAAGCGGCCTAAAGCCATCTATACACGCAAGATGGTTGACGAAGCCGAAGAGGATGCGGAGAGGCTGGGGGTCACGAGCGCTCTGCCGCGTAGGTTTGCTCACCTCAGAGACGTTACCGTGAATGACGTGCTGTTCGCCGACCGAGATGCGATGCCGCACATGGCGGGCAGCGGGGGTGTATTCGATGTTTTAAGGGATGAAGAAACTGTCAACCCGCGCAAGTTCCGTGATGTCGCAGCGGTAGGTGCTCAGGAATTCATCGACAATGTCATCCCGGAATCCGCCAAGATCGAGGTTCTGCTTGAGAATCGGCACGCAGCTAACCTCGTCTCTTTGATTGCTCCACAAGCAACCGATAGCAAGCCACTGACAAAGTGGAGCAATGGATTTACTTGGGCATACTCTGGTAACATGGCGGACTCGGATATGAAGCGCCGGGTCAAGGCGGCTGGCGGGAACGTCAAGGGCGTTCTGAGGTTCTCGTTGCAATGGAATGAAGAATTTGACAACCGTAATGACTATGACGCGCATTGCATCGAGCCCGACGGAAACCACATCTACTTTCCCAACAAACGACAAACACATCCGTCTTCTGGTGTTCTTGACGTAGACATCATTCACCCAAAGGTTAGACAGGTGGCAGTAGAAAATATCACCTGGTCTGACCCTAGCCTCATGCAACCCGGTGTTTATAAGCTGTTTGTCAAAAACTATCAGCATCGGGGTGGGCGATCTGGCTTTTCTGCGGAGATCGAGTATAATGGTCAGGTATTCGAGTTTGAATACCGCAAGGATATACCGCACAAGGGGCAGGTGCTTGTCGCCAAAATCGAGTTCGATAGACAGCGCGGTATCCGCTTCATCAAGTCTCTGCCTACATCGGACAGCAGCCGCGAGGTCTGGGGCCTGGATACCAATCGGTTCCATCGAGTGTCGTTGGTGTGTTACTCGCCAAACTACTGGGGTGATAATCACATTGGGCACCGGCACTACTTATTCATGATTCCTGGTACCAAGAACGACGAAAGGCCAAGCGGCTTCTTCAACGAGTATCTTCCAGAAGAATTGATGAAGCACAAGCGCATTTTTGCAGCGCTTGGCAATAAGATGCGGGTAGAGGATGATGACGAGCAACTTTCCGGCGTAGGATTCAGCGCCACAAGAGATAATTACATTGTGGCGAGGATCAACGGTAATCGTATTGTCAAAGTCGTTTTCAACTAAGGGGGACAAAATGTTTGAAGAGGCGCTGCGTTTGAAGTTACGGTGGCAGTATCGCGGTTCTCTGTGCGCAGAGGACCTTTGGGACTTGAGCTGTGAGGCTCTGGACAGCATTTACCAAAACCTTAATCGAGTCGCAAGGGAACAGCAACAAGACAGCCTTCTTTCTGAGGGTAAGCAGGATGATGTCTTGCAGTTGAAGATCGGCATCATCAAGCACATTGTCGGTGTCAAGCTGGAAGAGCGGCAGCAAGCCAAGAACGAGGCTGCACGTGCCGCCAAGAAGCGGCAGTTACTAGAAGTGCTAGAGCGCAAGCAAGAACAGCAGCTTGAAGAGTTGTCGCCCGAAGAGATTCAGGCGATGATTGAAGAGCTGTAGAGCCACTGCGGGGAGGGCGTCAAAACCCTCCCCCTTAAGGTTTTGACAAGTTCGGCAAAAGCAGTATAATGATCAAGCGGGCGTGGCAGAATGGCAGATGCTCTGGTCTTAGGCGCCAGGTACAAGGTTGAACCTTGGTGGGGGTTCGACTCCCCCCGCCCGCATTGGGGATGATCGGATTAGACGTGGTGCTACAGGCATGTTTCTAGCAAGAGAAAAGCGCGGAGAACAAACTTGCGGCGAGGAGCATGTACGCATTGCGGACGCCGGTTCGATTCCGGCCATCTCCACTAGCGAGCATCGTCTAGCGGGAAGGATAGCGGCCTCTCAAGCCGCAGACGGGAGTTCGACTCTCCCTGCTCGCATTCCCCTGTAGCTCAATTGGATAGAGTGCCCGCCTGCGGAGTGGGTGATTCAGGTTCGAGTCCTGACGGGGGAGCCTGGAGGCAAAAGTGAAAATGGAGCGCCGGACCCGTAAAGGGCTTTGGATAAAGAACCGCTACGGTCGCAAAGTGAAGTGGATGGAGCCAAAAGAATACTACTGCTACCCCACTCTTGGCGAGTCGGCACGTAAATTGTGGGGTGATTTTGGCCCGCTCTCTGTTTCATGGCATGATGGCTGGCTGTGCCCATTCGTCGAGGGCGTAGAGAAGAAAATGATGCGCTGCGTTGGTGGTCGAAGGAAATGCGGAAACCACCAGTGCGGGCACCTGATTAGCAGCAACGATGTAAATCCGCTATGGCTTACCGACGAGCGGCTGCGCCAAAGGTTGATTGGGCGGGTTATGTGCTACCCCTGGACGCATGAGCTGTCTGAGGCGTATCGCAGTATAGACTTAACGCAATACTATAGCTGGCCCGATGACCCTTACCCAGTTTTCGCGGACATGCTGCTCAAGGTTTATCGGAGATCGGGGTGGCAGCGATGGCGTGCAGAGCTTGAGCGCCGCCAGCGCACTAATGACTGGCTTCCGCGCAAAAGAACTAGCTGGGGGCATTGGATTCCTACGCACTAAGCCCAGATGACGGGAAATGGAAATACCTAAGAGAAGAAAATGATGCGCTGCGTCGGTGGTCGAAGGAAATGCGGAAACCACCAGCACTGTTGTCAATCGGGGCGAAAAGGCGACGGCCCTTCTTGGTGCCTATTCACCAAGATAGCCCCTTTAGTTTCCTAATAGGGGGAAAAGTGAGCAGAAGAAGAAGTTGGACAGATGATCAATTGATAGAGGCATGTAAAACATCTGAGTCTTATGCTTCTGTAAGAAAGAAGCTTGGACTAAAGGGCAGCGGGAGTCACGCTCTTGTAAGGGACAGAATAGAAAATTTGGGGATACAGACTGATCACTTTCTTGGGCAGGGGTGGGCGCTTGGGAAAACCTCATACTCTGATGAAAGAATAGGAGCCTCGCCAGACGAAAAGTTCTGTAAAGGCTCGAAGACGCCGCGCAACACTATCAAAGAAATTATTATAAAAGAAGGGCTAATTCCATATGCGTGCGATATTTGCGGAAATGACGGGAAGTGGATGGGGGAAGAGCTTGTTCTTCAACTAGATCATGTGAATGGAAGACGCAGAGATCATAGGTTGTCGAACCTAAGATTCTTGTGCCCAAACTGCCACTCCCAAACACCTACTTATTGTGGCAAGAACAAGTCAAATGCTGTAGTTAGTGATGAGGAATTGTTGAGAGCGCTCAGGGAAGAAGATAGCATTAGGCAGGCGTTGCTCTCGGTAGGTCTCTCCATAGGCGCAACATACAACAGGGCATACAAGCTGATGGCAAAAAATGGCTTGCAGATAAAAAGAGGATCAGAGCAGAAGTATTGTGTGGACTGCGGCGCAAAAATATCATGTAACGCGACGAGGTGCAAGCCATGCGCCGGAAAGCATCGGGCTAACTTCAAGATAGATTGGCCCTCCTGCGAAGAACTTAGACAAAGACTTGATGAAAGCAACTACTCTGCTTTGGGAAGAGAACTTGGCGTGTCTGACAACGCAATAAAGAAACACTTAAGGGTTCATTGCCAAGAGCGCAGTTAAGATTCACCTCGCCGTGGCGGAAATGGCTACGCGGCTGGTTTAAAACCAGTGTCCTAGTGACTATCAGGGTTCGACTCCCTGCGGCGAGACTAAGGCGATATGGTGGAAGCAGGCATACACAGGGCAGTTAAAATGCACCGCGAAAGCATGAGGGTTCGACTCCCTCTATCGCCATGTTTGGGGGTGTAGCTCAGCCTGGTAGAGCAGTGGCCTTTTAAGCCAAGGACCGCAGGTTCAAATCCTGCCACCCTCACTAGGAGAAAAAATGTCAGTTCTATTGCTTAATGCAAGTTACGAGCCGTTGCGCGTGGTGTCGGACCGCAAAGCGGCCACGCTGCTCTGGAAGAATGTTGCGCATGGTGTAACCGACGATCTGGCACGCAGCTTCAAAACTGTGTCCGGTTGTTTTGATGTGCCGGAGGTTATCCGGCTTAAACACTATGTAAATGTACCCAGACGAAACGCGAGATGGACACGTCGCGGTGTGATCAAGCGCGATGATTATACATGCGGGTACTGCGGTAGGCCGGGCCGAACGATTGACCATGTGGTCCCGGTATCGCACGGCGGCAAGAGCACATGGGGTAACACGATTTGCTCATGCTACGAGTGCAATCAGCGTAAAGCAGACCGCACCCCACATGAGGCCGGTATGAAGCTCATGTGGGAACCAAAAACACCCAGGGTTGACTATCTGGTGGCAAGAGGAAGAATACCCAAGAGTTGGAAAGTATATCTTGAGGTTTGACGTATGTCACGCTTGTGACGTGATGCATGTCAGTTGATAGTTAACAACAACGTGATATAATACACTAGGATGCCAAACGAGGCGAAGGAGGCAATAGATGTACGTGTATATTCGATCTGAGCCGGGTCTATGGACGGTCGGGTTTTATGACCCAACTGGGAAATGGTTCCCAGAAAGCGACTGGAATACGCCGGAGGAGGCCGCCGAGCGTGTGCATTATCTCAATGGCGAATCGGCTTAACACCGGTTTTAACGGGCGTAGTTCAACGGTAGAACGTCAGCTTGCCATGCTGAAGATGCCGGTTCAAGTCCGGCTGCCCGTATGTGCGGGTGTAGTCCAACGGTAGGGCCTTGGCCTTCCAAGCCAATGATAGGGGTTCGATCCCCCTCACCCGCCCTGATTGTCAGTAGAGAGCGAGGGCTGCCACAGAGCGAGGCTAAGGCTCCTATGTGAGCCGAGAGGTGTATCCGCAGGCGTCCAAGCTGTCACTTGGATTTCCTGGGCGCCTACGCAGTTGACAGGCTGCGGTTGCAGGTTCGAGTCCTGCCCCTCGCTCTCTGCTGATAACTTGGGTGTGTAGCGCAGATGGGAGCGCGCCTCTCTTGCACGGAGGAGGTCGCGGGTTCAAATCCCGCCACATCCACTGGGAGTGTGTAGCTTAACTGGAAAAGCACCGGTCTCCAACACCGGCGATACTGGTTCGAGTCCAGTCACACTTGCTGCGGGATGGAGCAGTGGTAGCTCGCCGGGCCCATAACCCGAAGGTCGCCGGTTCAAATCCGGCTCCCGCAACTATGGACAAAAAAACGGTAGTTGTATGTGGTTTTGCACATTCGGGCACCACGATGCTCACAGGTATATTTGAGCAACTTGGCGTCCCGATGGTTGGCGATGATTATCTCAGAATGTCCTGGGAAGACCAGGAAATAAGGTGGGCTCTCAAGGGTTCTGACGAAGAATTGCAAGCGCTAGTGCAGCGACGTAACGCTGACCACGACGTGTGGGGATTTAAGCATGTCGGCGCTCATGCTCACCTGAGAAGGCTTAACCGCATTCTCAGAAACCCTATATTCTTCGCAATACTCAAGGACCCTGTCTCTGTAACGCAGAGGAGGATTGGCGACCGAAGTGCTCCGTTCATGGGGGAGCTCAGGCTAACATGCGACCGGATATCCAGGTTTGTTGTCAGGTTAGACGAAGCGGACATCCAGGTCCACACGCTATCATACACACACGCTATCACTAAGCCGGGGCTGTTCGTAGATGACGTAATCAAGCGCTCTGGGCTAGGTGTTACTAGAAAGCGAAGGCAAGGGGCGATAGAATTCATATCGCCAAACACCACGGACAATTGGCGACAGCCGTACCGCCAAGTGGTGAGACCATAATCCCAGGTAGCTCAATTGGCAGAGTGTCCGGCTGTTAACCGGAGGTGTGCAGGTTCGAGTCCTGCCCTGGGAGCTCCGCCGCTTTAGCTCAGTTGGTAGAGCATCGGCCTGAAGAGCCGGGGGTCCTCGGTTCGATTCCGAGAGGCGGCACAGCGGGCGCATAACTCAACGGTAGAGTAGCTGACTCTTAATCAGCAAATGGGAGTTCGAGTCTCTCTGCGCTCATGGGGATATAGTTCAGCGGCAAGAATATCTGTCTGTCGAACAGAAGACACGGGTTCGATTCCCGTTATCCCCGCCATGGAGTTGAGGTGCATATTGGTTCGGCACGCTCGTTTGCTAAACGAGTGGTCTGTAATAGGCCTGCGGGTTCGATTCCCGCCTTCTCCGCTGCGTAGGGCTCATCAAGTGCATTAAGTACCACCCTACTGAAAGCCGGAAAGACGGCAATTCGGTGGGGGTGGGCACGGCGACCCGCTACATTGGAGGGAGCATGTTTAAATACAATGGAGAGCCAATCAACGATATGACAAACATCGGGCCGATTCACCATATGATCACGGGCGATCCGTGTTTTCATATCGGGATGGACGGAGGGTGCGGCTGCACGTGCCCGGTGTATCTAAACGGCGAGTGCCCGGAGCCAGACGAGTTGGCAGATTGCCAGTACGAATACCCGCAGTGCGGCGCGGAGCACGCGGACTACGACCACTGAGGAGCTGAATGAGAATAATGTCCTGTGGATGCAAGAAGCACAAGTTGGCGACGTAGCCAAGTGGCAAGGCGGCGCACTGCAAATGCGCATTTCGTCGGTTCGATTCCGACCGTTGCCTCTACGGAGAAGTGGACAGTGTGGTGAGTCAAGCGCTCTTGAAAAGCGTCAGGTGTGACAGCCCTACAGGTTCGATTCCTGTCTTCTCCGCCTTTGGATCAGTAGCTCAACGGTTAGAGCGACTTGCTCATAACGAGTGGGTTGCAGGTTCGAGTCCTGCCTGATCCACTTTGTCCCGCTTAGCTCATCGGTAGAGCGCCGTGCTGATAACGCGGGGGTGCCTGGTTCAATTCCAGGAGCGGGAATAAGCTGGCGTGGCTGAATGGATTAAGCAGCGTCCTTGTAAGGCGCCCTATGGAGGTTCGAGTCCTCCCGCCAGCCATTGGGGGCGTGTATCCGAGCGGCAAAGGAGCCTGACTGTAAATCAGGTGTGAGAGCTTCGGAGGTTCGAGTCCTCCCGCCCCCACTTAGTTCGGTTAGCTCAGTTGGGAGAGCGCTGGTTTTACACGCCAGAGGTCGCAGGTTCAAGCCCTGCACCGAACACTAGGGGGATAGCTCAATTGGAAGAGCGAGGGCCTTTGAAGCCCAAGGTCGTAGGTTCGAGCCCTACTCCCCCTGTCGCGGGAGCGTGGGCAAGCGGACAAGCCGCAGGGCCTTCAACCCTGATATCGCGGGTTCAAATCCCGCCGCTCCTACTGAACATAAAGGAGGTAGATGTGGCACAACGAGGCGCGTCGGAAATTCAATTCCTGAAAGCACTCTGCTATATCCTCATGAGCATAGTTGGATTCTGCAAGCCTGTGAAGGATATCGCAGTCAAGATAGTTGAGCTAGACGATCAGGCCAGCAATGGTATTAGATTGCTGGCTGGCGGAAACACGAATCACCCGGAGGAGGTTGAATATCTCTTCAGAGAGCACATCTGGTGAAACCAGAAGCCCTCGTAGCTCAATAGGACAGAGCGACGGTTTCCTAAACCGTCAATCCAGGTTCGAGTCCTGGCGAGGGTATTGCGGGATGCTGGTGTAGCGGTAGCACATCGGTTTGTGGCACCGACAGACTGGGTTCAAATCCCAGGCATCCCTCTATCTGGGGGTAGCTGAGCTGGTACAGCGCCGGGTTTGGGACTCGGAGATCGCCGGTTCGAGTCCGGCCCTCCAGACTTGACTTAATAAGCACCTGTGCTACAATAATGTAAGTATACGCTACCGCACAGGAGGAAATATGTATCAAAAAATCACGCTTGTTGGAAGACTTGGGCGCGACCCGGAAATGCGCTTTCTCCCTGATGGTAAGCCGGTAACATCGCTGAATCTGGCTGTGAACTCATACGGTCAGGAAACGATGTGGGTGAAGGTGTCCGTCTGGGGTAAGCAGGCCGAGAACGCCACCAGCCTGCTCAGGAAGGGCTCCCTCGTGCTTGTTGAGGGAACGCTGAGATTCGATAAGGACACTGGAGGCCCGCGCATGTGGACCTCCAACTCGGGAGAGGCGCGCACCTCTTTTGAGGTTAATACGTATGGATTTCAGGCCCTGTCCGACTACGGTAATCGCCAGAAGGAGGGCCCAAAAGACGAACTTGATGATGACATCCCATTTTAGTAAGTATGCTGAGCACAGGCCCCCAGCGATGGGGGACTGTGCTTAAAAGGGGAGAGGCTAGATGGTTATAATTGATCAGTGGTCTATAATGCAACAAGACGATTTGCAGGGAAACTTTAGGTTTCACGTTGTGTGTGGTAATGTCTACAATCACCCAGAGTACCATGACGGCGTTCGTATTTGCACTGGCTCAATCACCTCGTATGCCAGCAATATCGTGATGACAACCAGCGGTGAGGCTTACAAACTCGGAAGCATGTCCGAGTCGTACCTCAACTGGCGAAGAAGAAATTACCTCCCCGACCAAGTAGATTGGGGTATCTACAAAACCACTATCAAATCGGCGTGAAGCATGGAAATCAACACAGTTATGCGCCCTCCTCTACCGAACAGCCGGTGGTTTAGGGCGCGAAAGGATTTTTGATTATGAAGTGCAGGCATGGTCACGTTACAAACTCAAGTTCAAGTAGTTTCGTTTTGTCAAAAGAAGCCCTGACGCCAGAGGAGAGAAATCTTCTTGATGGTTACATCAAGAAATTCTGTGATTACGAGTGGGGTGATATCAAAAGACTCATATCTGATGGCACATTTAAGACAACTATAGACCGGATGAGACTATATTCAGAAATCCGCAAAGCCAATCTGATCGCAGAAGCACAGACTCACGAAGTTGGGGAGGTTTATATTGTAGACTTGCTTAGATACTGGTACGACCAGTATACGCCAGCTCAGGTGAGGATACAATGCCCGGTTTGCGAGAGCGAATCTGAACTATCTGGTATATTCTCAACTGAATACGATCTAGATGATCTGAATGATTTCCGGTGCCCTTATTGTGATACGATTTTCGAGTGCCAGTATCTTGGGCCGTCAGATCAAATGGAGTTTGTTATCCTCGAAATCTCAGATGTTAAAACCATCGAGCAGATTATTCTCCCGTCCATGTTGATAACGGAGGTGAAAAAGTGATCAACAGTAAAAAATTGCACGGTATTACAAGGTACTTCGATACTGAGTTCGGGTTCGGGGAAGTGTTCCGAGCCAAGGATGGGTTATATATGCGCTCAGAGTCGTTTCTAACTGGTGAGGACCCATTCATGCGCAGTTTCCCAAATCTGCTAGACATCGGTATCATGGGTAGCTGCGAGCACGGTACGTCCGGTCTATGCGTGAGAGCTGGCGTACAATGCTATCAAGACGGCCTGGGAGTCCATCAGCCAGATATGAGTTATTTGGACTATCAGGAAATCATTCGGCAGGTTCGCGGTAAGGTCATGCAGGTTGCTCTTGGCGGGCGCGGGGACCCCAACAAGCACCAGCAGTTTGGTGATATACTGAAGCTCACCAGGGCTAACGATATCGTGCCGAACTATACCACCTCCGGCCTCAAACTTACCCAAGACGAAGTGAGCCTGACAGTTGAGTACTGCGGCGCGGTTGCGGTTTCCTGGTACCGATCTAAATATACCCTTAAGGCACTCGATGCCTTTATTAGCGCTGGTGCAACCACAAACATCCACTACGTCCTCAGCAACAGCTCTATCGACGAAGCCATCGACAGGCTCAAGAAAAACAACTTCTTCGGAGACGGAACCAACCGCATCAATGCGGTCGTTTTCCTGATTCATAAACCAGTTGGTCTTGGCGATCAATCTGAGGTTCTGAGAGCTGAAGACCCGCGAGTGCACGAGTTCTTCGACATTGTAAGCAACTGGCAGGGCAACTTCAGCATCGGCGTTGATAGCTGCTCAACACCAGGTATTGTCAATTTCGCAAGTAGCGTCCGTATGGACTACCTGGATACTTGCGAGGGAGCCAGGTTCAGTGCGTATATCACGCCGGATATGATCATGACACCATGCTCATTTGATCAAAGTGCTGAATATGGTGTCTCTCTCAGAGACCACACTATCGAGGAAGCATGGGCGAGCGACAAGTTCAAGCGATTCAGAGACCATTTGAGGACAAGTTGCCCATCCTGCCAGAATAGGAACGAGTGCATGGGCGGCTGCCCGTTGAAGCCAGAGATTGTTCTGTGTAAAAAGGAGGATCGCAGTGAAAATTAGACAAGGTTTTGTGACCAATAGTAGCTCAACATGCTATATTCTAGACCTTTCCAACCCGGTTGTGCAATCTGCACTCGAATCTACTATGGATGTAACCATAAGAGTGTACAGAAAGCGCCATCAAGAGGTGGGGAGATTGCTAAGCGATGGATTTGAAATCGTTGATTCGGAAGAGTACGGAGGTCAGACGTACTTTCGCCTAGAAAAACAGGCCGAGCTGGCAAAAGCATCTAAGATCGGCGTGGGGCGAGGCACATCTTACGAGGTGGGGAGAGATGCGCTAAAGTACGGAGACTACCTGAGCACGCTGGACATAAATCTTGGCCCATGGATTATGGGATGGTTCTACGAACTCGGAAAGAACTTGCTGTTTATCCGGGAATCTGACGAGGGCATGAGTGGTTATCTGTCTAGCGAGATGAACAGGGCTATTGAAGAATACGCCCTTGACCAAATGGAGTGCCACTAAGATGAAAATAAAACAAGCCCATGTAACAAATAGCAGCAGTGTGAACTACCTGATTGTGGGGAATATCGTTCATGAGCCTCAGCCAGGTGATGTGGTTGTCGGGGATATGCTCTACGAGGGTCTCGATGTTATCAAGATCACTGATGAAAACATAGTCGCCGTGATGATATACATGATGGAAGAATATCAGGTATTTAGGCCAACTGTGTTTTTTGAGTTCTATGATGGCGATACAAAGGTAATACATATCCCAGAAGGTGATTATGTAGTCCAAATTGGGGAAGCAGACTACTATCCAAGCGAAACATCCAAGGAAATCGAGGAGCGATATGGCAAAGGTGGACGGTGCGCATGAAAACTAAACTAGCCCACGTAACCAACAGTAGCTCAACATCCTATATCTGCGCTGTTTCTGGCGAAGTTGTATCTGGGTGGGACTTGGTAGAATCTGACGCAGGATTCTTACATTGCTTAGCGGGCCATGAATTCCTTGAGGGCTACCGCTTAGATTTAGAAATTGGTGATGAAGAATATGTAGACGAAGTAGCAACATACTTCGAGCGGCAGCCATACGACTATGCGCAGCGTTACGCAAAAGAGATACGCGCTGGCGGATACGATGTGGCTAGGAATTACGCGGAAGGCAGCATCTCAACTAAACAATGCCCCATTTGTACTATGGAGCATATACGTGACGAAAACTTACTCGCATTTGTGCTCTATGCGTATGGGATAGATAGGGAGGACGCAGAGAATGCTATGAGAGCGCACGGGACGCTCTCTGCGGCCCTGGAAGCGATTAAGGGTACCTAACTACCTAACAAAGCGTTTTAGACTACAGGAGGCCAAACTCGTGAAGGTGTACATCGCAGGCCCAATCAGCGGTCTAAGTTACGAGCAAGTGAATAAGCATCTGGAAGAGACCAGCCGTATGCTACGCGGCTACGGGTATGATGTTCTCTCACCAATGAGCGCAAAAGAACACCTGAGAACTGAGTTGGAGTTCAAATCACACGGCTACACAGGCAATCCCATCAGCACAAACCACGCGATCTTCGAGCGCGACCAGTTTATGGTGCTTAATGCTGATATTGTGTTTGCCGATCTTACGCATGGCCATGACCGGGTTAGCATAGGCACGATGTACGAACTAGCCTGGGCATCACTGATGCACAAGCACACCGTTGTAGTGATGAACGAAACCAACATTCATCAGCACGCCTTCGTGTTGGAGGCTGCTGATATAGTGTTTGAGGATTGGCAAGAGGCTATGAAGTATCTAAAAACTTTTGCGGAGTGCGATTAGGTGCAACAGACAGAGGAAGAATTTGTTAGCGAGCTAATGAGCGCGCGAACATACCGTTTGCAGTTTCCCCAACCAGACAATCGACACAATGGTGTTTACTACATCGTGTCACCAGTCATTGATGACATCTACGTTGTCATAAAGAAGTACGCGAACGGGGAGTGGAGGCACCAGCTCGTGCTCACTAGAGTGCTGTGGAAGTTCTGGGAGGACGGAGACCTGACAATAGACTAATTTGTGTATACGAGGAGGTTTGAAATGGCGATGTATAAAATCCCGGCGCATTTGCGGGTGCATGAGTGGTACGGGCCGCACCTGGCGTGGCGAGGCTTTGGCGTAGATTTTAAACCTAGACGCGCGTATCTGGTGAACGCGAATCTGGGGGGCGTGAATCTGAAGAATGCGCATCTGACGGACGCGAATCTGGATGGTGTAAATTTGAATAGTGCGCATCTAGAGGGTGCGAATATGAGGGGCGTGAATCTGAAGGGCGCGAATATGAAGGGTGCGCATCTAGAAGACGCGAATCTGGATGGTGCGAATCTGAAGGGCGCGAATCTGAAGGGCGCGAATCTGGAAGGTGCGAATCTGGAAGGTGCACATCTGGACTTTTCGTCAGGTTTTCCATTATGGTGCGGATCATTTGGCATCATAACTGACTATCAGCAGGAATGCCAGCAGGCATATCACACCCTGCGTCGCAGCCCTGCGATGGAGCAAATGACCGAGGAGCAGCGCGAGAGGCTGCGGGTGGCGCGCGCGGCACTCGTGGAACTAGCGAATGATTGGGACGGTATCGAGCGGCGCTGTTTACCTGAGATCGAGAACGGTGATAGAGGAGGAGCCGTGAAGATAAATAATGATGCAGAGTACACCTCGGCCCTGGCGCGGGCCGAGGAGCTGATGGATGAGCTAACAGACATCGGGCCAGACCCTGACGATGAGGCAGAACTCATTGAGCTGGCCGATGCCATTGCGGCGTGGGAGGAGGAGCGCTGGTTCTGCGCCAGCGAGCCCGGCGATTTGACAGAGCCGCCGGGCGTGGTATAATAAGAGTGTGGGCGAGACAAGGGCCCGCCGCTCGTCACGGGGCGAAACCTAGTAGAGGAGGCAGCAGTGCTTAGAGACAGCGCCTTCGTCGGGAGATTCAGACACAAGCGGCCACACTGTCTGGCCACCGTGACCTTGTGGTTGAGTTTCCCGACGAGGGCGTTTTTTGTTGTCTATAGAGGGAGATTTCATGAAGACTAAGATCAAAACCGTAACGCTCAAAGAAAACCTGGTAGCCTTAACCGGCGACCCTATAGCTGCGATGATCCTGTCTCAAATGTTGTATTGGAGCGAGCGCACCAGAGACACGGATAAATACCTAGAAGAAGAGCTTCGCAGAGCAAACGGCGATTCTAGCTGCGAGCTCACCAATGGATGGATTTACAAGAGCGCGGAAGAGTTGTCTGAGGAATTGATGGGAATCGCTTCATCTTCCACAATAAGTCGTCGTCTCCGCCAACTGGTGAAGTCCGGGTGGTTAGGTCGTCGCAATAACCCCAATCACAAATGGGATAGAACATTGCAGTACCGCCCCAACATTGTAAAGATACAAAGCGATCTGCTAGAACTCGGATACGTTCTAGATGGATACCCATTGCAGATAGACGCAACCATTTTGCAGAGTGAAAAATCGAAGACGCAGAATGCAAGAGCGTTACCAGAGACTACTACAGAGACTACTACAAATAATTGCGCCGAAGGCGCGCAACAGTCAACTGACCAACAAAAAGCACTGGAAGACTTCATTCCTCGTTTAGCGGAAAGACCACCAAGCAACAACGGTAAAAGCGAGTTCAGGGTTCCAGAAGGAATGACACCAGATGAGTATGCCAAGTTCCGTGTTGGCGAAACTAGAAAAACATATGCTGACAGAATAAGGGGCAAATGGGGTGTGTCATCTGACGCACTTCAAAAAGCTCTCGATAGGCATCCAGAATTCAGGGATGCAGCACTACGTATTGGCAAGGCGCTTGACGAGCAATGCGGACTCGCACCGGTTTGGGGGGACGTATCAGACGTTAAATCTTGGGGTGCAGGTTTGATAAAGCTGGCTAGGTTAAACGGCGATCCAAGTCTGTTTGTCCGGGCTTATCGCAAACTCAAAGAGAGCGGAATGACGATTGGAAGCCCGTTCTCACTGTTCTCTACGGCGCGCGACCTTAGCCGCAAGGACAAGTCTGGGGGGATAAAAATCGTGCTATGACAAGCAGATACGATATTGTAGACTGGTTTTCTAGAGAGTTTGGAATCAATTTTAGGAAAGTGACTCACGGCGAGTATGCCAGCACAAACGGTTGCCCTTGGTGTGGGTCGTCTAAGGGGATGTCTGATAGATTCCACGTGTGGGAAGCGCAACAAAACTACTGGTGTCGCCAATGTGGTAAGAAGGGTTTCCTAGACGAGCTTACTGGCGAGGCGGATCAATGGGATGAGATGTCTGATGAAGAAAAGCGCTTGATTGCGATTGAGCGCCGCCAGGCAGAGATGGAACGCCGTCAAGAGGAGCAAGAGCAACGCATCCGCGCGCTTGAGTATATGCGCCAATGCACCGACCACCTGACATATCGCAATAATTTAGATGGTGGTGCGGTCCGGTATTGGAAAAGCGAGGGGATTACTGATGCTTCGATTGATGCTTTTGTTCTTGGGTACTGTAGTCATTGCCCAAGTGATAAGTGGGGGCGCTCGTCGTACACCATACCAATCTTTGAGAATAATGCGCTTGTGAATATCAGCCACCGCATCGCCGGTGCCACCAAGGATAAGTATAGACCGCATCGTGCTGGATTGGGCTCTCATTTGTTCAACTCCGATATCCTTGGGAATAATCCTGATATGGTGCTAATCTTGGAGGGTGAGAAGAAAACAATTCATGGTGTGCAGCTTGGGTATTCTGCGGTTGGCGTTATGGGGCAGCATAAATGGAAACCCAGGTGGTTTGATTGGTTTAACAAGAGTCAAGATATTGTGATCGCGCTAGACCCAGACGCTCAGATGTCAGCCTACAAATTAGCGCAGGAATTTTTCAAGCGCGGTTTCTCCCCAAGGGTAGCATCGCTACCGGCCAAATTTGATGACTGTGTTGTCAAGTATGGTGCAACTCCCAACGATATGTCCGCAATGATTGATAATGCTTCTCCAGTGAGGTACACAAATGTCTTCTAAACTAAGACCAGAAGTTCAGCGGTTGATCTTCAGCCCTTCTGAAGCGGCATCCGCTCACATCGACTGGGCAAGGACTCAGGCAGAAACAGACGGTTCGACCTGGGGGATTCCAGAAATCGACAGATTGGTTATCCCTGACCGACCGGGAGAGCTAATTGTCTATATGGGGAGACCGTCAGATGGCAAAAGCTCACTATTGGCCTACAGGGCGCTCAGGGAGGCAAATCTGATCGCCAATGACCCGAGCCGGGAAGGCGAGGTGGTTGTATTTGTGACCTTCGATGACTCTGCGGAGGAGATCGAGAACTTTTTCATTCAGGGCTACAAAGGAATCTCTTCAACTGATGTAGCCTGGGGGAAAGTAGATATCGATTTACTCAAGGAGCGCGCGGTCAGGCGTGCCAGCTTACCAATCTGGATCATTGGTCACAGTATATCAAGGAGTGCTTTATTCAGCGGCTCACCGCCCATCAGAATGACGCCCGATGTTGTATTCGACGCCATCGAGTGCTTGCAACAAGAGTATGACTCTGTTAACAAGGTGGCGATGGTCATGGTAGATTACGCCCAGCGCATCCCTGTCCCCGGATCATCTAACCGGGTAGAGGAGGTTACCGAAGCCATCCATCGCATGAAAGAGTTGGCTGTGAGGGTGGGGACAAGCGTTCACGCGGCCGTGCAGGCGTCACGGGCTGTTGAGCAACTGGACATCAAGCTGGCGGAGATGGGGCACTGTCAGCATTCCAGTGCTATTGAGCAGGACGCAAACAAGGTCTTTGCCTGTTGGCGGCCCTGGCGCTCAGAGCTGGGGGGTGTAGATCATGGGCGTATTGTTGAGGGTAGGAATGGCCTGAGGGTTGTGCGCGGCGGTTATGTCGAAATACCCGGTAGTAACGGTATGGATGATAGGCACCTGCTGTTAAGCGAGTCGCTGTTCCTGCTTCATATGGTCAAGCAGAAGGGGGCGTCTGGCAGGGCGATGTGGCCGTTATTCTTTCACCCAGCCTATCTCAGGCTGGCAGCCAGAGAGGAGGAGTTGGCGACTTGACAATCATAGGTATTGTGGTAGTATATATATAAGCTATTGATCATTAGGAGGAAAGTGTGATAATCGAAGCGGAGACACTGAGCGGATATACATTGGAAGAGGTAGTAGAAAAGTTGGACGCGCCATTGCACGAAGATGCTTATAAGGCCGTGCGGAATGCTCAATACCTAACTGACATTAGCCCGGCTTACCGCAACGAGTTCTTCAATAAGTATTTCGGCCTGTGCGGTTACGGGTGGGGGTTTAGTTACGATCCGTCTGAATTCAAGGTCGGGCAGTACAAAAATCATAAAGGAACTCTGTTTCATACGGCAGAGATTCATAGTGGGGAATTTTGGTATAAGCTGATTATAGACGGTGAAGAGAAAACTATCACCGTGCAGGCAAATGGGTTCCACGAGAACCCTAACGGGCGCGGCTACGCGATGAAGGGGGCCATTACAAACTTCCTTAACCAGGCCGCCAGTCAGCTTGGTTGGCAGTTATCCGTGTACAAGGGACTAAGGTCCCATACATCGAAGGATTATGTGGATAAAGAAGCGGAAGCCGAGTTTGGGATATTGGAAGCTGCGCAATTACCGTTTAGCCCAGATCAGTTTGTTGACCGTGCCGATGACAGCTTGGCCCTAACCGCTCAGCTTATGGCTCTCCGAGATGCCGATGGATACTTGTCGATATCTGAGATTAGCTCCGTTCTGGGGGAGGATGCCACGTCAAGATTTAGGGGTAGTCTTAGCAAGCTGCTGAGTAAAGCGGGCAAGAAATTCTCTTACACGGAAGAGCTGTTTGGAAAAAAGATGTCAGAGATGACCATATCGGACACCCTGGTATTCTGGCAGGCGCTTAACCAGCTCGTGAACGGCGTTGATGAAAAAACAGTCAAGGAAATGGTGAGAGCTGTTGGCTGACAAGATAGTGTTACCTGATGATCTGAATATCGTAGCGACGACTGACAAGGAGAGCGTGTTCCAGGGTTTACGCGCTCTCCTGCAGCCGCCACTAAGCGGTGAAAACTTCGAGGACATCTTCGAGAAGTTATTGCTGGCAGCGCGCGTTCAGAATATATCTGACTACGCGGCAACGCTGTATATGTCATGGATTCTATGGCGGTCTCTGTGGCAGTCTGCGACCACCGGCAAGTTCGTGGATACGATCACTGGTGACGAGTGGGATGACCAGCGCGATGTCCCACCAGCTATTGCGTCAGACACCGGTCGTGTTCGATATATGCAGCGCAGAACGTGGACATCTAAAGCTCAGTTCATTAGGTCAATGGCAAACATACTCAACCGCAACACATTCTGGGCCCGCCACTCTCAAATCAAGCGAGAGATTGAGCTGTACATGATAGCCAATGATACCGACGATATCCCGGAGAGAGAGTTTCGCAAGATCGTGAAGGACGTCGTTGAGTTCCGCACAATGGGTAGCTCCGTGTTTGACGCGATATTCGAGACGCACTTTGAAAGAAAGCACGGCGCCAGCCCAGAAATTGTCGGAACCAATGACTACGTGATTCAGCAGCTCGGTCACGATGGTAAGTTGCCAGAAGAAACAGATGAGCGCATTAGAGCCGCTGCTAAGATCGCGCGCGATCTCATCCGCGAGGGGAGAGAGCTACACAAGGACGGGCTATCAAAGACTGATGCCATTAAGTACATCGAGGAAAAAACTCTCGTCGAGGTTGAGTACGAATTCAGGGATGGATGGGTTTACGTCAAACACAATCAGCTTGGCGAAAATAACACAATCTTGTCAACAGAGTATCGCATTGTTTTGCAGAGAGTTGACGGAAGCGTTTTGACGCTAGAGGAAATTCCATATGCAGTCATGGATGACTTGATGCGTCTGAAGCTGAGACTCAAGAATCAAGTCCTCGAATATATCGAGCAACGAGAGATGGAATCGGGGATTCACCAGAGTCACTCCTCCAAGTAGCCCACACCTCGCTATCCTCCGGGCTACTTAGTGTGTGGCAAAACGCAGCAATAACGTTGTCAAGATTTCGCATTTCCTCGTAGAACGTAATGTACTGCTCAGCCTTTCTTCGCTTGGCAACGTTGTTGTTGCTATTATAAAAAGTTACCGTTAGGTCTTTATTGATTTTCTCAGATAGATAATACATGTACCATATCGAGCGCGACACACCGTCATCTCCGTTGTCATCCCAGGTTGTGAGCGCGCTCAAGAAGTCAGCGGCCTCAATAGCAGGCCAGCTATCCGCCATAAACTGCCTAGAGCTACAGCGATAATCTCCTATACCGGTCCCCATCTCTAGTTTCGGATACCCAATGTGCAGATCGGGGAATTCCTCTTTAATACCGTAGTACACTGGTAACCACCACGAGCAAAACTGCTCACCATTGTTCCATGCCCATCCATATCCCGAGCCACGAGAGTTAGGGTAATAATGTAAATCGAAGTGTGATACACCCACCTGTCTGGCGGTCGCTATTTTACCAAGCACGCTCTTCAAATACTTGGTTGGTGCGTCTAGCTGCTCGGCGATTACGTTGTGGTACAGCTTCATACCCGGCATCGTATCCTGCCCTAGTAGCGAGCTGATCGCCTGGGCGCCAACGCGCTGAGCAGTTGCTATATCGTCGTCACTGTATTTTGAGAACTTAGTTAGTCCAATCATGGACTTATTCTACCACAAAAGCGCAATTTGTCAAATAAGATTGAAAGGGGTTCACAGATGAGGGTCAGAGCAAGTGAATTTGTCAATGCTATCAGCAACATGCGTCGTATTATCCCAACCAGAACAAACAGAAGCAACGAGAAGTGCATACGATTATCTGGCGGCTTGGACATGTACGCCGCCAGCGTAGTCGATGGCATGTCGCTATATACACACATTGAGGCTAGTGAGGAATTGAGCGATGACATTGTGGTAGAGTATGCAACTCTATCAGCCCTAGAACATGATGCGTCAGAGTATTTTGATCTGAGGGTGCGTGAGTCTGCGCTAGAGATAGAAGGTGAGGCGCTATCTGCTCACAGAATGATGAGCGATACAATGATGCCTGACCTATGGATTGGAGAGGGTAATCAGTTGGGTGCTATCACGCACGCGCAGATCGCCGCTTTGAAGAATTTGTTCATTTCGGCTGATGAGGATTCATATATTGACGCCTTGGGCTCCGTTATGACCACAGATGGCATGGCGTACTGCGCTGACGGGGTGATGTTGTCGCGTTGCAATTTTGGATATGATGGGCTGATTGTGCCAACGAGGTCAATCGGCGTCGCCGGCGCAGTACTGCCGGATGGCGAGTATGACTTTTACATATCGGATTCGGGTAGCACGGTTATGATGGCGTCTAGCCAAAATAGGTTCTGCGCTACGATGCGCGATGGTAACATCCCTGAGTTTGAGTCGCTGCTAAGTAAGTTTGAGTCCATTTGCTCGCTTGAAGTTCCCAGAAGCGTGCTACGTAGACACTGTGAAGCAGCGAGAAAATTCTCTCAGAGTGATGTCGCCAGACTGAGGCTTGAGGGTGGTGTGCTCTGGCTGAGCGCCGGAGAGGGTGTCGGTTACGATCATCATGCCGATGTGCCAATTGCATACCACGTGGATATGCCAGTTTCCAACTACACTGGCGAGGGCGAGATATTTGTCAGCGCGGATCGCCTTGGAAAAATTATGATGCGCGTGAGCGGCGATCTATCTGTGTCGATATCCGACAGGATGATGTCAATCAAAGACGAAACCTACGAACATATATTGTTTAGCAAAACAATCAAGGGCTCCTAATCGGAGCCCTTTTTTGTTTTCTAGTCTGTTAGCCGTCTTTATCAGATATTTCGATGTCAAGTTTCTCCGCTAGGTCGAATAATTCATCTGCCCCTGCCAGCGTCCAACCCTGATAGTCTCTCACGACGCGCTTGACAAGCGAGAACTCCGGCTCGGTTAGCTCAATGGTTTTTGTTGCCTGGTTTTCCCATTTCAACGAATTTCCTTCAGGCCTCACACCGGCAGACTCGCGCTCATCTTGCGAGAGGTCTACTTTATCCATCACTTTCACCCCGCGCCGCATGACACTAAGGTCTCCTCGCAACCCCCCTAGTACCTGCAAGAGCGAAAGACGCTGCCAAATCGTGAATTCGATTTCTTGCATTACTCCTCCTAATTTTTTGTGATTACAGCCACCAACCCGGCAAAGATGACTAAGATTAGCAATAAGCCAGCCGCGCTACCAGAGCCCTCGAGCTGGTGAGTACTGGTCTCGTTCGGCGGCGCCGGGGCTGGTATCACTGATATCATTGGTGTCGGCGTCGGCAGAAAATGTTTGTCTGGTCCTTCCATCGGCGACCTCCTAGTATAGTTGACACCATCTATTTTACCACAGTCGCCGTCTTTGTCAAACAGCGTCCGCCAACAGTCGGTAGGTAGACCCGCCGATAGTTACCGTGACATAACCATCCGCCGTGATGCTGGCGGATGTGTACCCACCCAGGTCCCACGTTGTGGTGCCTCCATCAGTTGAAACCGTCCCGCTGCAATAAATATCTCCGCTAGTTGTACCGATGTTATCACCAACAATTAACCCATCAGCAACGGTCAATGTCGCCTGTACGGATGACCCATCTCCGTCCTCTGCGTACAAGAATACCCCACCAAGATTACCGGATGGCGCGTCTGCACTAATCACTATTTGGCTAGTGGTACCAGTGAGCTCTGTGTATATTTCCCCGTATGCTGTACTGAAGCTGTTGTCAGTCCAACTTATTTTGTTGTAAGCGGAGTCGCCGCGCGCTAATTTGATACCGGCATCACTGATTTGGAACCGGTTGCTGCTGGCGGCCTCGATTGCCCCAGAGGTATTTATCCTGAGTTGTGATGTGCTACCGGCTCTGAAGTTAAGCTCGCCAGTTGACTTGTCCCAAAATACATTAGCGTGACCGCTGCTGTCATCCCCAAGCAATAAATCGCCGGAATCGTATGAGTTGGAATTATAGGTTGTGGAGTCTGCCCCGAACACAACAATCGCCGTAGTGCTTACTGAGTTTACATTTGCCCCGAATGCCAGCAGCTGATCACCGCCGTCTGCAATCAAGTATGGCGTTGTGTTCTCGCGGAGTTCAACGGTGCCCTCGCTGTCATCCCAATAGAAGTTGTATTTTCCAGATGCAACCTGACCTATCCAGACATCTCCTGTGTCCGCGTCAACCTTGAAGCGATCATTTGTGCCGTCGCGTATCATAAATTTATCGACATTGAAAAGCAGGTTTGGGTATCCGCTACTGTTGCTACCAATCAGGACCGCGTTTCCCTGCACGCCCTCAGAGTTGTATGTAGTTGATGCGGAGAACACCACCATTGCTGTTGTGTCAACGCCACTTACATCTTTCCCAAATTTAAGCGTGCCACCCGATCCGCTTACCTCAAAGAAATCAGTTTCATCCCTTCGGAGCTTCATGTCCCCAGTAGACACATCCCACAGCATGTTAAACATGTCCGTGCCCTTGGGGCCCATCAGGATGTCGCCGGCACCCATCGATTCCCCGTCATAAGTCTGAGCGTTCGAGAAAATAGATAGTGTTGTGGTTGCTACGGAACTGATGTCAGAACCGAGAAATACGTCCCCATCAACATCGATCTGAACAGTTTGTGGATTACCACTCTCCTCGCTGTATGCTTGTATTCCGTCTGACGGGTCTATAGCAACTCTGCTGCCAGCGCTTGATGTTGCTAAAAGCCAAGCGTCATATAGATAGATGCCCGGTTTATCTATCGCCCCGGTATCCTCAAGCGGCGCGTTGCGCTGGTATAGAGCCGCGACCTCTTCGGCGGTGAGGGCGGAGTCAAAAATCGCAAACTCCGAGACAGCGATTCCGCCCTGCCCGGCTGCATTGAAGCGTGCCCCAACATTCAGTTCACTGAGAGTCTGCGCGGACAATGACGATGTGCTGCTGCCATCTTCTGCTCCGTTGATATAAAGTTTATATTCGTCATTGGTGTAGTCATAGGTGATTGTAGCTACAATCCAGTCACCCGCTGAGAAGGATTGTGTACTACCAGTAAACGTCGTACCACTCGAAGGCCTTACCTCGAATCGCTCGTCAGTCGGGTCGTAATAGAAGAAGGTCCTGTTGCTGCTTCCTGAGTCGTATGCGTCATAGATGTAGTTGTAAGTCGCCTCGGGCCAGTTGGCGTCGTAGTCATATTGCACCTGGAAAACTATGTGAGTCGTGAATTCTGTGTTACCTGAAAGCAGTTCGGCGTGGTCATCTAGATTGACCTCTGTGGCTGTTCGGGTGCTGGTGCTGTTGTGGGCCGTACCGCTCCACGAACAGTGGCTCAATGACCCCGCGCAGTATGATGTGGCGTAGGCTGATTTTTCTATCTGCACTGCGCCAAATCGCACATCGAATTCATCACCAGTGGAGCAACTATCTACAGCATCGAATCGGAACCGAACGTAGTCAGTGTTGGCTGGTAGCGATTCATACGTCAGTGATGCGCGCTGCACTGACTCAGTCGGCACTAAATCAGGCAAGGAAACGCTCGCTATGACATTATTCGATGCGTCGAACGCCTGTATAAAAAAATCCAATCCATTATCAGCGCTACCCCAATAATCAAACGAGATAGTAACATCATCGCCAGCAGAAAATTCCCCTGAGGCAGTGCCGAACCTATAAAACCAAACCTGGTTGCTGTCGCCTGCAACACCTGTATATTGAATGCGCTGAGCCCACCCCCTTTCGCTAATAGGGTGAGAAATGATGGATTCGGTGGGTGCGCCAGACAGATTGCTATTGCGACCAAACGAGTCTGCGCGATTATCGCTGTTGCCATCATACATTCGTGGATTTGTGCAGTAGTTAGTCGTGCCCTCCTCCACCACCAGCGCCCGCGTTCCGGGCCAGCGCCCAGCTGACTGGTGAAACGCCCCGCTGATCGTCGCCGACTGCCCCCGCAGCGATGCCCAACTAGTTGTGGTTATCTCGCAATACGGGCCAAGTAGCAATAACCCGCTGCCTGATGTAAAGAGGCTGTCGGAGAGTGTTTCGCTGAGCGCCAGGTTAGATAGCCACGCACCAGAGCTGTTAACTTGAAATCTAACTGTGCCACTATCATCGTATATACCCAAGTCGGTTCCGTCCCACTGCATTCTAATCCCGCTTGGGTCACCTGCGCGCCATTTATATGATCCGCTATGCAACCCGGCCCACACGCCGACCCCGGTGTCAAAGTCGGTTGGGGCGCTGGTACCAAGGCTGTAGTATGGGGTCGATGCGTCAATTTTAAATACCGTGCTTCCGCTGTTGTACACATTCAAGTCTATATTATGCAGCTCTGCTTGCGTGTCGGTGATAAGTGCGTAGCTGTCAGTATCGGTAATTCCGTCACCGGCGAATAACCCGTATTCAAGGCCTACACCAGCCAGGCCGTCAAGATTACCCAGCCTTACATGTGCAGTGAAGTTGTCGGGCTCGCCGTCTGTGATGGTATCCCATGATTTTATTTGAGAGTACGGGCTGCCGGCTGAATCTAGCACAGTGGCTTCCCATACGCCCTGGCTGCCGCTGCCCGTTTGCCCGTAATCGAGTGCGACACTACCGGTGTAAATAACATCAGAGCTGTTGTAACCAGTTGTTGTGGTGGTGAATGTCCATGACTGCTCCCCGCCAGATAGGTCGCTATATCCGCTAACGGTGCCGTATACGTCGCTGACAACTAGGCCCCCGCCAGAGCGATCAATCACTCTGAGTCTGATGTAGTCGCCAGCGCTAAATACGGCTGTGTCTGGTATGCCCTCATGGTCTGCTACATATAGAGTCGATGTGTTTCCAGTATCCGGGATCGTGAAATCTCGTGTTACCTCGGCTCGTGATTGTGTGATAATCAAACCGCCGGCAAGCGCGCTGTATACATCTGCGATAAACGCTTGCACGTGAAGCTCGTCTGCGTATATATTTCTGAAGTCGGCGTTTCCGTTGTAGGCAACCTGCCAACCAGTTGTCTGTGAAACAAAGTTATCCGCGCTGATCGCTGTTGTGGCGGTTACATCACCTGATGATGGATCGAGACTTATCCCGTCCGCTGGTGAGAGAGTGAGTCCGTCGGTGGTTGTTGAGATCGCCTGGGCGCCCACAAACATCAAGTCGCCATCCATGCGTACTTGCTGCCCGCTAGGCGACATATTGTAATATCCATTTGAATCAGTGCCTAAGTCAGTGTAATGTGTTCCATCGTACTCAACGCGCTCCTGATACGTTGTCGCATCAACCACGTGGAAACGGCGGTCGGCGGTGGTGTCTCCGATGACGACGTCGCCGGAGGCTATTAGCCTCATAATCTCATTACCCTCAACATTGAACCGCATAGCAATAGGGATTTCTTGATGTAGATATTCTATTTGCCCAGCGGTTTCAGAATCCGCGTCACCAAAATTCAGACCGGCGATCTGAGCATTTCCGCTAATAATAGATACATAATTTGCATTTGTCGCGCTTGCTGATCTTTGAAAAACAGCCGCTGTTGCTGAGGAGATGGAGGGCGTGCCCGCTGTTCCAAGTTCTATTACATGAAGACTGGCTTGCGGGCTAACCACGCCTACGCCAACTTTGTCCTGCGTCGTCACGTCCCCATTTGTGGCGTCAAACACCCATGAGCAATCCGCGCCCGCCCCCACCCACGCGCCGTCCGGCACGACGACGCTGGTCACGCCGGAAAACGTCGCGTTTCCCGCCGTGTTGAACGTTAGCAGCTCATTGCCGCTGATGCCCACGGCGCCGCCGTCGGGAACAAAGAAATCCTCTGCTGTAATCTGCCCGCTGGCATTGAACGCCGCGATCGTGGATGGATTCGCCGTGCCGTTATTGGATGTTGCGGTTGCGTGGGTGTGGTTACCGGATGAAGAATTTGGCGTTGCGGCAGTGATCGTGCCGGGTGTGGTTAGGGCTATGCTATTGGCGCTGACCGTGATTCCGTCACCAGAGCCGATGTTGATGGTGCGCGAAGATGATATGTTGCCCCCACCGGTTAATCCGCTGCCGGCTGTGATGGTGATTGTTGTGTGGTCGATGTGTTCGTTGCTGTCGTAGTTACTTAGGCTGTTGTGGTCAATCTGGCTATCAGTGACCGAGAGGGCGATAGTGTTGCCAGACTTGTCAGCGTTGACTTTGCTGTCGTCGGTTATCTGAATGCGTTGGTCAGTGGATGGGTCTACATCTTGCCCGGCGTTGTCTTTTAGACCAACAAAGCTAGAAACTGCATCCCCACGGATGGTCGTGCGCCCGCCAGAATAATAGGGGCGCATGTCTTCCAGAAAAGGCTTGATATTTGCTCTTTGTGGCCGTATAGGCATGTGTTACCTCCAGGCATCCATGCGTGCTATTAGGGCGTCTAGTTCGTTGCTCTCTTGGTCAAGGTGAACCCTAAGAGTGTTAGAAACGCTCTCGTATTCCATGCTCATTGCTTGCCCGCTGCGCAGGCGGTCCCAGGATGAATCGAATAAATCCAGTGAGGGGAATAACTCAGACAGTCTAAAATAAGATTTACTTTCTTTGATGGGGGTCCACAATGGTACTCTTGCCCCGCTTCTGCGAAGAATATATGGCGCGCTAATCACGATCGGCTCCGCCATAAGTGCATCCTTAAACTTATTGAGGTAAAGATCGCGGTATTTTTCAGCCACTGATGGTACCGCGTCCCCTCCAGACACAACCGCCTCGCGGCGCCAGTATTTATCTTGGCTATCGTTGTCTTGCGCCGCGTCTGTGATTGTGATCAAGTCATCGTCTTCCATGTCTCGGTATATTATCCTGACATGATTACGCATCTCCTCAATTGATCGTGTCGCCATGGGATTGCCGGCGGATATCATCCAGTTTTCAATATCCCAGTCAAAGCTACCGCTATTTACTTGCGCTTCGAAGTGCGGTACCCCCTTCTGTGGGCTAGTGACATCGAACCTCTGATTGGCTACCCAGTAATTCCATTGACGATTGCTGGTATCAGAGAACGAGGCCATCTTCTCTATGAAAACGGACGGGTACATCCCGCCTTCCTCGATGGGTGTTTCCCACCCCCCGATTACGGTATTGGTCTCGTCTATATTTGATTGGTCTGAACTTAGTACGGGCACCTCGTCAGTCAGGGCCTCCTTGATCACTTCAGATGTTGTTTTTGCGTCGTAAACCAGCGATATGGTGTATGAGCTAGGTGTTTTACCGGATGGAGAATCACCGTTCCATCCCGATGTGTTGAGTTCGTAGTCTGTGTACACGTTAATGGAGTCGTTTGAGTTGGTTGTGGTGAACGCCGATCCGATGAAGGCATACGTAATTGTCCCATCTGCGTTGACAATACTGATTTCGTACTCCGCTGTTGGGCCAGACGGCTCCCAATCAGAAAAGTCTTGTCCATCATCTTGGAATGTATCAGTTGTAGCGCCTGGGTCGTAGGCTAGGTTACCTTGCTCTGAATCCTTGGTGGTAGTATCGAAATTGTACAATTGATCTGCATGTCGATACCAGTTTCCGCGAGAAACAAACATCACACCCTCTGGCGTTAATGACATGTTAGTGATATATCCATCGGCAACCGGCATATCACAGTAGTGGTCGCTGATGATGATGCGCTTACCGATGTTGTCTTTATAAAAATTGTAAGCAGATGTTAAGTCGTCTGACCACTGACTTTCAATAGCCCGTACTCCGCCGTGCAGTTCCCACAGTATGCGCGTGGAGCTGATGCGGCGCGATATGTCTTTCTCGAATGACGGCGAAGAAGCGCCATTCGACCAGATTTGTGTATATAGTGGCACTAGGTCACCCCCAGTAGAAGCTCCGTTCTTGGGCGATATGTTAGAGTCACCTCGATGTTCCCATTAGCTGGCGTGTGTACATTCTCATCTCCCGTGCCGATCATGATTATTCTGTTGAACCTACCTGGTTTTGCTTGTATATAGTCTCCAAGGTGAGCGTTTGATGTTGATTGTATGATACCCGCGCCCGTCTTGGTGTACCTTAGGTTCTCCATTGGGTCAATGATTGCCTGGGGAGACGAGGCTCCTCCGATAACATAGGTGCCCCAGTCAATAATCGAGTACCCATCTGATATCGAGACGCAGTAGAAGAAGTCGTAGTTGACATCTCCGCCCTTCGCTGCAAATATGAACTCATCGTTTGCAGAAATCTGATTGATCACGCCAAGGTTCAGCAGCTCCCACTGATTTGTATGGGCAACCGATGTTTCACCTGTGTTGTACTGCGGGTAGTTCCCCACTGGCGGGTACTCAATTCTGAATTCCAGGCCTGACCCAACATTAACTGCCGCAAATACCACATAGGACAGATACCAATCGCTCCAATCGGATGGTGCGAACCTCGCTACGTCCGCAAAAGTAGAACTTGTAGTGAAATTTCCGTAGCTACCGCCGCTCCTATCAGAATCTGTGACTGTGTTTGTCCCGCCGGGAACGCCGGCGTCATCGCTATCCAAAAAGAACCTCATGCTCGCAATGTTGTCCTGAGCGCTATTCATCATGTATAGATATCTGATAGATGTGTTGCTATCAGTCTCGTCAATGACAAATTTGCAATCTGCTGGTTCGTCGCCTGGAATATCGCATACATCGAGATATGGTATAATACTTGAGGACGGTTGATAGTGATTATTGATGCTGTAGTAACTTGCCCAGCCAGACGGGATTGAGCTTGCGCCAAGCTGTAAGTAAGACTGATCGACGTAGAATGTTGTGGCAGCAGTCGCATCCCCCAATGATCTCTGAACACCAACGGTCAACGTTGAGTCAGAAGCTCCGGTTGTTCCGGTCACCTCAAGTCTCTTCCAGGTGTTACCATTAGCTCCGGTTTTGGTTTCTGCCGCCGCGCTGTATGTGGCTGTGTCGATAACCCCTGACGCATCACCGCTCACGTAAAGCGAGATATCGTCTCCTGAAGCCTTATGGACCCATACGTAGCACGCAAAGTCCTGCGAGCTTGAGCATGAAACTGTATCGCTGTATATCGCCTGGTTGCTACTAGCGTCGGTTACCACTTTCTGTGATCTGGCGCCGCATACGCGAATATCCCAATCGAATGTGAGAGTTGGCGACCCGTCGTCGTTCCAGTGCTTCGCGGCCCCCGATCCTTGATCTATCCCGGTGTTCACTTCTTCGAAGTGGGGATTCTTGAGATAGTTCTTGAGAGTCACTTCCTCTCCGTACCCAATTGGGTCGGTGATTATTGTCAGTGTCAGCCCATCACCAAAAATTAGTTTATCCTCACCCAGATTGAAGTAATTGAAGAACGCCGCGCTGTCGTACTCAATGTCAATCACGCTGAATCTAGTCCAGTTTGTCATGCCGTCTAGTTGAACCTGTAAATAAACTTCGCTGCGTGTCTCGTCTAGCTGGTACCTACGTGCTTGCTTGGCGAATCTAGAGAGAGCATTAAGGTTATCAACTACCGCGTCGTTGTCTGAACCGTATACCGCGAGTTGCATGGGCCACATGCGGTTCCCAAGTGTGTTGCGGATAATGGTTTGGCCATCTGAGAAGTCCGACTCATGCATAACTCGCTGGTGTTCTGGTATGCCGAAGTTATTACCCTCTTGCATCATCACAAACGCATCAGTATCGTAGTATAGGTCGATATCGGTGGTTCCATCCGACAGCTTGATAACGTCTGACATTATGCTGGGCTCCTTTTCATACTAGCCATATTTGATAAATCTCGACCAATCTGGCGCGACATTTCTCTACCGACGCGCATGTTCGGAACGCTCATTGTCTCAATGATTGGGCCCTGGATCACGATGGTCGTTGTGTTGTTAGTATTCCCGCCAGTCGCTCCTGGGCCAGCGCTAATCACGCCGCCAGCAGCGCGCTGCATAGCTCTCATTGGCACATACGCTTTGTCTTGAATGCCCTTTTGCGTGCCAGACATTAGCTGATTACCCATCTTCTCGAAAACCCCTGACGGAGATGAGATATCCCAGGCAGACGAGGCCGCATCGGATACTTTATCTGCGGCATCTTTCACCGCGCTCTCAGCCTCCGGCATCTTGCCGATAATACCGTCAATCAGACCCTGGATTAGCGCCTCTCCGCTAGATTTGAACTGGGGTATCTTGAGCTCAAGCGCAATAAGCGAAGAGCTCGTCATTGTATCAACCGACGTTGTAAGCGGCTCGCCATACGAGTCCGTCGTGTCGATGACGCCCTGCCACATATTGCCCATTTGGTCCCAGGCGGCTTGCTGGTTGTTCATGATGCCGTCTCTTACACTTGTTGGCATGATTTGACCATAGTCATTGAAGACGGTTGATGATGAGCCAGCGCCCCCGGTTCCCAAACTAGCGTCAGATGTGTCAAGAAAGTTTTGGTACATTTCCTCAAGCGTCATGTTGGCGCTCTCGGCGTTGCTCTCGATTCCCTGAGAGATTCCGTCAGGAATATATGATCCGTATTGAGAATACGGCGACTCTTCGCCGGACCCCACAGAAGACTCTGTTGTTTTCAGGAATTGATTGTACATTTCCTCCATCGCTAGGTTTGCATCGCTCCCCCCGCTTGTCAACCCATCCCCTATACCAATGGCTATATTCTCACCATATACAGAGTACATTGATGGGTCAAACTCTGTGGCGAACTGAGATTGAAGCCCGGAAGCAAATTGATTGGCTGAGTTGGTCGCCCCTGTTGCGCCTTGTGATACCCCGTCAGCTACCCCCTGAACTATCGCGCTACCGCTTTCGACTGCCGCGCTACCCCAAGTCGCTGACCAATCAGACGAGGACTCAGCCGCCGCTTCCCCAAATACCCTCTTGATAAGCCCGCGAGCGCTATCTAGGAATTTAATCACACCAGGCTTGAAGAGGTTGGTGAACACATTAGTAAACATGGAGGGAAAGTCAAACGAATTCATGAAGCCCCTCTTGAGCATAGCCCACATGAATTCTGGCCATGTGTTGATATCCGACGCTCCTGAGAAGAAAATTCTCCTTAAACCCCCAAGCAAGTCTCTGGAGAACAACATCTTGAGGCCATCAATTTTCTCGCTCATTCTGCTGGCGAACCTGCCAAGCGCCCTGACCTGTATTGCTAGTAATTTTGCTATCATAGCTGATGCAAATCCGTACACCTTACCGGCGAGCCGCCACAGCCCGGCGAACTTCATGGCACTGTCACCAGCCTTTAGAAATTCTGGAGCGGCATCGATGAATGCTTGCTTTAGGTCCTGCAATGCTGGCGAGATTTGCTTGTTTGCCTCGGCGAAGAAAGACCCGATGGACTTCGCAGCATCTTGTGACTTCTCCTTGATAGCTGGCGAGTTCTCCTCAATGGTGGTTCTGAGGTTTCCCCATGCCAGCCCTATCTCGTCGGCTGCTTTCGAGAATGAGTCCGCAACTTGCTGTAGCGGCTCGCCGAAAATCTCCTTCAGGCGCTCTTTCAGGCCTGTTATCTGGCTTTCTAGGCTGGATGTGCCAACTAGTGGTAGTTCAGGTGCTGGTATGTCGTCAAGCCCCGGAGCGCCGTCACCCCCACCGCCTCTCCCGCCGCCTCCGCCGCGCTTAGATGTGCGCTCCATATCTTTTAGTGCGCGCTCTAGTAGCCTCAGTAGCTCTAGTTGCTCTCTGATTAGTTTACGCCGGTTTTCTAGCTGCTCTAGCTCCTTTTCGTTAGTTTTCAGGGCGTTTTTGGAAGTCTTGACGCGCTTTTGTTGTGCCCTAATTGCTTTCGGGTCACGGTTCAGCACTCTTAGCTTGAATAGCTCAGTGCGCTGCTCCTTGTAGGTCGATGTGAGTTCCTTGTTGAGGATTTTGGCCTTGACGGTGGCTTCCTCAATCGCCTGGCTGAGGAAGTCCATGTCAATAATCGACAAACCTTCGGCCCACTCTGCTATCGAGTCAGCACCCCACTGAAATAATGAGTCCTTTACTCCTGACTCGAAAACATCCTTCAGGTCGCCTTTGATTTTTGGTAGGAGCACCGGGTCAACTGGGTAGTCCAGCATTCCCTCTACCCATGACTCCATTGTACCGTAGCCCCAATTATCTATTTGCGGGGAAACCTTTGGTGGCGAACCAGGCCTGAGCCAACTAGCCAGAACCGCAGAGATGTAATTCATTGCCCCGGCTATCAGGGCGGAGAACCCCTGGATGATTCCGCTGACAAATTGAGCGCCTACATTGGCACCCCATGATAATGCGTTGACTGCCCAGTTTGCAGCGCGTTCACCCATTCTCTCTTGCGCTGACAAGACCACAGGCTCAACAAGGTTCATACCCTCGGTTAATCCGGCGACGGTATTCTGCGCAGACGCATAAGCGGAGGGTGGTATCTTAGCGAAGGTCATAGCGAAAGCGGTGGCGAAGTCTTCCACTTTGGGGGTGACCTGCGAGGTCATATCATTGACAAACATAAGCACAGTTGTTGCGAGTGGGGCGAATGCGTTGATTACGGAATCGCGCGTATTGAGGAAGTTAGCATTGAGCGCTGACATTTGGGTTGAGAGGAATGCTTGCACGTCACCCGTGCGCATCATAATCTTTTCGCCTTGCTCCATTGCCGCATTGAGCATGGCTTGAACTCTGTGGGTATGCGATAGATTACTGGCAACGAGATCGTTTTCATCGGCGTATCTGCCGTATGCCTCGGTGGTAGATACCGTGATGCCCAAGTTGTCTAGCCACCGTGTTGACAAGCGCCCGACGCCCTTCACCAAGCTGTTGAACATACGCTCAATCGATTCACCCGTGGTAAGCGATGCTGCCTGTGCGACTCCTAGCATTCTAGGTAAATCTTTGCCGACTCGCTCGCCTATGAGAGAAAATGCTAGGTTTGACGCCTTGAGCATGCGGGTTACGTCTAGTGCGCCCCCGGTCATTCCCTGCATCTTGGCGATCATTTCATCGGCGCCGGTATTAAAATCGGGGATATGAGCGTTTGCCTGTTGCATGAAGTTGGCAAACTGCGTGCGCACAGATTGGATAGGACCGGCTTCTTCGACCATATTGGCAATGCTTCGACCAATAGCGCGGAACCCCTGGTATCCCAGCATACCCAAGATGATCGTGCTGATGTTCTTGAGCGCTGATCCAAATGCCCTCAGCGGGGCAAGCGCCAGCTTACCAATGAACTTTTTGGCGCCCTTAGCGGCCCCCAGTAAGGCTTTCTTCAGCATCTTTGATGCATTGCTGGCTTTAGTGCTCGCCTTCTTGGCCTTGTCGCCAAGCTTGTTCATTTTCACGCTGATGCTCTTGATAACCTTGCCGGTTTCATCTACTGCGTCTACTACTATCGTTCCTGTTGGTTTACCTGCCACCCATAACCTTCCTTGCCGGACGCACTTCGCCGGACGCGCCCACGGCTTTCTTCTTTAGCTCCCGCTTGCGACCCTCGGTAATCTTAATTGCTCTCGACCTGTCTAGCGAGCGGTAACGCTCCGAGGTTAGTTCGTCTCTATCAATATGCAAAGCCTCGTCATCACCGGCTATTAGGAATGCTAACCTATGTAGGTCCTCAGAGCTAACTGACTTAGTGGATGGATTATCTGCGTAGCGGTTGGCGACATCCCGCCAATGCTTGATGTCCATCAGTTGCAATAACAACAGGCCGTCCTCTGCCTCTAGCTCGGACGGCCTGCAATGAAACATCTCACACATAGCCAAGATCAGCGCCTCTTTTGGTGGCCTACCAGCGCCGGACAGGATCGTTCTGACGAGGGCTACTGAGGGTTTTCGCCCTCCTCGCCCAATGCGAAGAAGTTGTTCACCAACCAACCAATTTCCTCGAAGCCCAAGCTGGCGATGTCCTCCGTCCTGGGCCTGAACACTTCCTCATTTCCGGCCTTCGGACCAAGCTCGTCACCAGTAATTGGATGATGCCATGTCCAGTGGTCGATCACTTTTACCAATAGCGGGGCGACGGTTTTGTTGATGACGCGGATGTTTTCGCTGGCTTCTGCATCGCCCTCGTTTTCGGCTAGATCGTTCCAGGCCTCCAGTAGCATCAGCATATCGCCTGCTGATAGGTAGGGGACAAACACGACATATTCTCCCTCATGGGGAACCCATTCATGCCCCTTGAACTCTAGCTTGAGGCCGTCTGAATTTACCTTGACTGTGGGGTAATTAACCATCCGATCTCCTCCTATTGAGATTGGTTAGGTGATTATTAAACTGTTATGTTTAGCTGAATCCTACTGCGAAAATCTCGCCGGTAAACACGCCGCCGAAGTCGCCGCTCCACAAGTCTGCTGGCGACGCCTCTGCTGACCAACTGTTAAACTGTGCATCTCCGTACCAGTAATCGGTAAGGTCGCTCGACACCGGATATATGCTCAGGACGTTGGTTGCGGTTGACTGTCCGGTAACCTGGTCAAACAACTGCTTACTATCCAGGTCAACTAGCGCGCTCCCAGAAAACTCGCCGCCATAAGCGCCAACGCGCTTGATCTTATACTGCTGATTCATAACGGCTTCTTCTGCGCTATCGCGCTCGATATTGACCGTGATATTGGTGACGAAGTTGATCAGAGTAGAATCAACGTACACCGCACCCAGCAAACCAGTTGCAAATGTTGCCATACTATTCTCCTCCTTGAGGTCTCTCTACTATCATAGGATACAAGTATGGCGACCTTCAAACAACCTTAAAACAAAAGCCCCCCTTGCTAAGAGGGGGGCTTTTTTGTTTGTCGCTGTGCCTGTTAGGCGATGTCCTGCAATATCACTTTTGCTCTATCTGTGTAAGAGTGACCATGTACGCACGTTCGCATGCGATCCGCTAGTTCTCGGCGTTCTTCTTCTCTGTCTAGCCAATATCTAATCCGATGTTCTAGCTCTTCGCTAGTCCTGAATACGGGGACCATATCTCCGAATATATCCAGAACTTCCGGGCGATACTCAGATATCATGAATCCGCCACAAGCTGGTATCTCGTAGGCTCGCGGGCTCATGGACTCCGCCTCAGGTATGTGCATTTCGCCGTCATAGTCAACGCTCGTGCGATTAAGGTTGAGGCTTATCTTGGCCCCAGAATACATAATAGCGGCGCGCTCGTTGGGGATTTGAGCACCCTTGTAGTACGGGGCAAGTGGATGATCATGGTCGATGGGATAATGGCCCCACATAGCAAAGTCAATGCCATCCCAGTTGACGCCGGATAGCATTTCTATGCGCTCTTGGAAGCCGGACCCAATGAATACCACGTCATGCCGCAGTGTGTCGGGGACTGTGGTTGGGTAGTGCTTTAATTGGCTATAAGCGGTTGGGAGGTACTTGATACCTGTGCGCTCTGACGACGTGCGCTCGTTGGTGTAGGCCACATCTGCATACTGAGATACCAATGCAACGCCACGGTCTTGATAGGGACTCTCTGTTCCCACTATCACGACTTTTGTGTTCGAGAGCTGCTGTAGCTTTGTTATCCAGAACCAGCCAGCAGGGTGAAAGTTGGTGCCATCAATAACCACAACTAAATCTGGGGCGTCTTCCATAATCTTGATGATCGCATTGATGCTGGCGCTCTTAATGATGTCCTCATCTGTGTATGAGTATTCTTCTACGCCTTGTATCAATCCGAAGAACCTGTAATACTCGCTCCACATCATGAATAGCTTGTGATACTCAATCTCTTTGACGCGGTGCCCTAGTTTGCGAAATGCCGCAGCGTAGCCCTTGGCTACATCGAAGTTACTAGTGGGTTGTGCTGGGTACAGTAGCCCGATTCTCATTGCGCGCCCCCGAACATAACTATGCCGTATTCTGGGTCGAATCCCCACTTGTCGGCGAATACCCTGCGATTACGACTGCGTTGCCTTAGCCAATCCATAAACTCCTCCTTTCCACGGCGCCTGCGGTCAATTGCTTTGTCGCCGTGGTCTTGGTGAAATACCTTGCACTCCGTGTCTATGTAGAATTTGCAGCCAGCAAGAAAGGCCTGGTAGGACCAGTCAATATCCTCAAAACCCCAGTTGCCATTATACCTCTCGTCATGCTTGATGGTTTTGGCAATTGACATTGTCATGCTGAAGCTGTGGCCGCTGGCGTACTGCCACCGGGAGGCAATGGGGAGGTGGCGCGGGTTGGTCTTCTTTTGCCACCATTCATCCTCGCTTTGAGCCTCCTCTGTTCTGGCGATAGCGCCGGTGACTTGGTTGTACACGAATATCGGTGCATCATGAGTTTCGTGCCACCAGATATGGCGCTCCACCCAGTTATCGGGGAATATAACATCATCCTGCGTACCAATGTAAATATCGCCGGTCGCAGCATTTAGGCCTAGGTTGTTTGCCGAAGCGCGCGCTGGGTATCTCTCTCGTGGCGGCTCTTGGATGATGTTGAGCTTGAATGGCAGTTCGTCGAATCCCGCCAAGTACTCGTTGACTAGAGTTCCAGGATACCCTACGCACAGCAAAAGCTCAAAGTCGGTATATGTTTGGTTTATCAGGGACTGGAAACTTTTCTTGAAGTATTGCAGTTTGCTATCGACAACTACGTCTACAATTGAAGGTTTCAATTTCGTAACTCCTCAGTCTATTGAGTGTACGCAGAGCATCAACAAAATCGGCAGCTTTCAATTGGGTGTCAGCGCCTGGGTTGTAATACGGCACCTTTGTCTTGCCAATTGCCAAGCCGTGCTTAATACATAACCCCAGTAGTTCCATGTTCGTGCTGTGCCCATTTGTTTGAATGTGCTTGATGAGCGGGGTTATGCTAAGCAAATTGTACGTTCGGTAGCCGAATGTACAGTCACTTACATTATACCACATAGCGCATGAAAAGCAAATCGCAGATATTTTACTAATCACTTCGCGCAAGCCAATTCTGCTTGGTTTTCTCTCTCTGAGGAATACATCATAGAAGAACATCTCTGGGTGAATGAGATCGCTTGGGTCGCATGTACCCACATCCATAACGGTAGCGAAGTTATACCCATGAGTGTATGCGTAAACGAGCCCATGGATCATAGCCTTGCCGTATCCGCGTTTGTGGTCGCTCTCTAAAACAGTTGCCCCAAGGGATCGGGCGATATTTGCCGTCCCGTCGTTACCATCTACTACTGACACAACAGGCAAAAAAGACACTCTGTCGATTAGGTTGCCAATTCTGCTCTCTTCATTGTATGCCGGTATTACTACGCAGTGGTTATTTTCTACGTACAACGATTTTATCTCCTACTTTCTTGGCAATCATCTTTGCGGCATTGAGCGGACCAGCGATTGACGCGACGGCTACATCAATTGCATCTTTGGGCAATGTGTTCAATAACGACTCGGCGGCTTCCGGGTCACCATTCTCTATGGCTTTTTCTATGCTATGAATCTGTGTTTCGTAGTTATTTTGCGTTTCGATGATATCTCTAATTGTACCACCATGCACATTTACTTCCATACCTGCCAAATCCCTCAGTAGCCTCTCTAGTCTGTCAGCCTCTTGGTCGCCAATGTTTGAGAGTCGATTCGTGAGAACCCTCATAAATTCAACCAATATATCCGTTCTACCGCATGCAGTCGTAATCTGCGGTTCTAAATCATTGTGATATAGCTCTAGTAGCAATTCAACATCGTGGCTTATTTTGCTAAGCAGGGCATGGTTTCTTTCCTCAATCGCCAATCTCTTTTCCTCATGATTAACCCTGCGTTCCTCAAGAGAGATTCGGGCGGATTCCAGTTTTGCTTGCTCGCGTGTTTCATGAAGAACTTTCTCGAATAACTCTATGTTTTTATCCATTTTCAAGACCGACCTTAACTCTAATATATTGCTCGTATTGACTGTTTGAGAGTGCTACTCGCCGATGACACAAGAAGAGCTTTGTAATAGATAATAGCCAGCTAATCAACAGGATGAAATCTATATCGAGTGCCAAAACTGCCGCGTTGATAATAATCAGCATGACCAACCATGCATAAAATTCATTCCTAAGGATCGGCATAGCCATGATAACTAAGCATATTGAGAGCGCAGCTACGCCTACCATCAAGCAATCTCCCTATTCTCCAAAACTGATATGGCGACCGTTAATACCCTTCGCGCGAAGTACGGCCCCGTACCATCTTCCCTAAATAGATATTCTGGGCTGTCGCCGCGTACCACTTTGCAGCTTTGCGCTTTCCCGTTGAGGGTGTTGTAGCTATCAACTAGCTCGCGTATTACCCTGACATCCGACCTCAAGTTCTCGTGTGTATCTGAATCGTCGCCGTATTTCCGGCATACGCTTAGCCCGAAATTGTAACTGGTATTTGAGCCAGCGTTCATGTACACCACAGTATCATCGCGCTCGCTTCTGAATGTACCCTCCTCCAGTATTACGGCGCGGGTGATACCACGGTCAAGTATTTTGAAATCTTGGATTGACGAATTGTCATCATTGTAGTTGTCGGATGTTTTTATGATTGTAAGCAGCTCATCCATCAGATCGTCTTCAGTGTATGGCATTATTTGATTATCGCGGATATATCCTTAGCCAGCTCATGTGATGTTGCGTACATATCGCCAGCTGACATCCACAATGTTTCCTCCGGGAATGGGAATTCTTTGTTTGGCTGATATAAGCTGGTGCCTCCCTGGTACCCAGGTACTACACCGGCGATTCTTTTTTGTAGCCATTTCGCTGTAACTCTTGGCCCCTTGACTGCCAACCATCCCTCAAGTCTGTGTAGAGGGACCCATCTGGCGCGCGCACCTTTCCACACACCCCATATCTTACCCTCCGGCTCGCTCCCCGACGGCACGTTTGGCCCAACCTCAAGCCGCATAACCGTCCTGACTGCACTCTTGCCTACCGCAAGCCCTGTCGATGTTTTGTGCCCCACGGATTTCTGCAAGTCGCCGCGATAGCGGATTCTGTTTAGTATCTTGCGCTCTGTGGCAACCATCTTCTTGCCTAGCTCGTTCATCCCCTGCTCCATGGCGACAATTGTGTTGTACACCTTATTGCCGAACACGGAGTTTTTGTTGATGCGTAGCTTGTATTTTAGCTTAGTCATCTTTGAGGCTTTCTCCTAAGTTGTCGAACATCCCAACCTCGAATCTAGGCTGAATAATAGTGTCGTCGTCTTGGCGGTTTTCTCGTTCGGTTACATCTATCATGCCGCACGTTAAGCCAGCCGACGAGCTTGGATCGGACCCCTTGATGGTCTTGGTTATCGGGCCATTTTTTTCAGTATCTCTCTTGAGGTCATAGCACATATTTCTAAACGCGGCTGCTCTGGTATCGCTTTCCTGAGACCTGAAGCCAGCCGTTCGCTGCGTCATTTCGCAATTCAGCGCCACGCAGTAGTTTGCGTAATTGCGGAGAATTTTTTGCGAATCCGAAGATGTGATTGGGGTCTGCACTCCGGCGCCCTTTAACCATCCGTCTATCATGGCTGACACAGATTCTTCGAAGTCCATGACGTTGGCCGATGTGGGAACAGTTGTTGAGTCATACTTCCCGGCATTTGTTAGGTGCCTGGTGAGCGCTTCTACCTCGCGGATAACTGAGTACACTTCACGGTTAGTGCCGCTGTACATAGAAAATGTGAAATCGGTGTCGGTGGCTATGGTGGTCCAGTCTGCTCCGTCGTAAGTGCTACCGGCGCCGCGTGTGTAGTGAGGTGTGGTTTGATCGCCACCAATCGCAACGTAATTACTGGCGTCCTGGGTGTAACCCGCGCCAGATTTTAGGACAATATGGTATTGCGTATTAGCACTCCCGGCGGGGCGGTCGTCTAGGTCAAAGTGAAAGGCGTTTAGGGTGCCCGATTCTGCCTCGCTGACCAGTATAGGCTCTGATGCCCCCGCGTCGATTGCTGTGCCCGACGGGACTCCGCTATCATCTGATTGTATTTCTATTTGTAAGTACCCGCCGGGAGTGCCGGTAACTGACAAATGCAGATACACGCGGCCTATATTAGCGTCGCGCTTGAATTGGAATCCCTGCGCTAATTGCTGGTCAGCGCCGGAGCTAGTAAGCGTTATTGTGGTGTTCTGATCATCGTATTGCGTTAATAGCATTAGGTGAGCTCTTCGTAATAGTGCAGTGTGTAACCGCAGGATTCGGAAGTTGATAGATTTAGCTTCACTTGAGCGTTATCTGTGATTATCCATTCCGAGTCTGGGCTAAATGTCATTGCCAAATGATCGCCCTGGTTTTGCGCTAGGTACCGCCACCCTTTACCGTTGGACCCATCTACTAACCTCAGCACAGCCGGGGTGGCCGATTCGTCTTGAATTACGAAGGATCGAATCACGTAGCGCGATCCTGACCCTGGCGCTGGCAGTATTACATTGTCGCCAGATGAATTCACTGTTCCAGTTGTGATATTAGATATTTTCCCAGATACTCTACGATTGCTCATTATCCAAAATCCACTCCTTAACATGCAGGAAATCCGCGCTTGAGACTGAGTAGTGCTTTATATGACCAATATGCAAATTCAGATCAACGTATATCGGGAAGCCTGCATCTTGTGCTATTCTGCAAAAATAAACATCCTCTCCGATGTTATGCGTGTGATTGCCAAATAAATCTTTGTGAGAATCTGATAGCGCCTCCATGACATCCCTGCGGATTAGGCAGCACCCAAACCCGACAACGTCAACTTTCATCAAGCTATTGTCTAACTCAAGGCAGCGCTCTTGGGTGCTCGGCTGCACATCGTGCTCAATTAGCCATTCACTGATCGCCTTCGACTCAGAATATGTTGCTACTCTATTGTCGTCTGCCCAGTTAAATGCTACTGCTTCTGGCCCGCCCTTGCGCTTAAAGTAGAGCGCGCTGACAATTGGTAGATCATTCTGAAGTAGTCGGTAAACCGTGGCGGGGTGCAACACATTGTCAGAGTCGATGTAGCAAATGTACTCCGCGTCCGACGCAAGGAACGCCTCTGCTAAATCCTGGCGGCCCTGGCGTATGTAAGTTGGGCTGGTGTACGCTTGACCAACGCGATGCCCATGCTGCGCTAGGTAGCTGCGAGCCAAATTGACTGAGTCCACGTGTTCCCAATACGCAATTCTCTCGCGGCATGTGGCAAGCATAATGTCAGACATATTCTCTCCTGTGGGCTGATATTCCTATAGGTTGAGAAAACCCCCCGCTCCCTAGCGGGGTCAGGGGGTTTAATCTTTGTGCACGCTAAGTGCTATTTATCTTGGTACCATTGAATGTACACGTCTGCTGAGCCTGCTGTGGCATCGCTGTTTTGCCCGATGTAGCGACCGACTACCGTAATATCAGAACTCCCAACGTCTCCGAGATTTGAGTACCCGGTGACTGTTTGGCCGGTAGCTGTTACGGACAGCGCGCTTACGAAGTGCGTGGTCGCCCCACTTTTGCCGATGTATACTACGTCAGTTCCGCTATCATTAAATGCCGTCACAACGTCTGTGTTAATCAGCGCTATGTTTGCGTTAGCGGGAATGACGAACAGATCGGTTGAAGTTGTATCGCCGTAATCTAGCGTTGCCTTTGATACGTTGAGTTGATAAGAAGAAGTAGGCCCCGGAGACACGACACCCGTCTGCCATACTCTGCCTTTTTGTTTCTTTGGCATGCTTAATCTCCTTGGTGTCTTTTGTTACCATGTGCCGAAAGGGCAGTGTGGTTAATAAAGAATGCACCGCACTCGGCGCACCTCGGCAATCCTCCGGGGTCCTTTCTGAACGGCCTCGTATAACGAGCCATCTTTGGCTTTCCGCTCACTTCGAGGCCCCATATCTTGTCGTCGTTGCGCATCCCTTTCAGCTTAAACACCTCACCGATATCCCGGTGTCTGCCAGCATATCCAAAGCTCTTTCTGGCAACTACGTATTTCCCGGTGTGTGCTCCCATGATATCCCCTAGTCTACGATATCCGAGAAGAAAACCCCGGCGTCGGCGTCAATTTGCTTCTGGTCGTAGTACGAGCGAACCTCGATGTACTCTCCGAGCTTCTCTTCTTGGCGGTACTTGCGGACCCACTCCATGTTGTTGCCCATACCAACATTCCATACAAATGTGTACCCCGCACTCGGCGTCCACAATGATGGCTGTGATGGTGCGTAGTACAGCAGTGCGTCGTCATCCCAGTGAGCCGAGTATGAAACCGAAGACTCTGATGTACCCTCGGCGTCCGTTGTGTAAATCGTGCGTCCGACCAGCAGCATGTCCAGACCGAACAGCGCGCCAAGCAAGTCCTCGTTGGCGATGCCGGTTGTCGTTACAGCAATGCGCTCAAGTACATCCGGGTGGTCTACCAGCCGATCGTATGTCAAGTCGCCCAGAACCATGCGGTTTGGATCGCGCCCAATGAGCCGGCGCACGGTGCGCTTATACGTGCGCACATTCTCTATTGGTGCCGAGCTTCCGTAGTCGCTCCACTGGTCCACGGTTGTTCCGCCGGTTACGTCCGTTGTCCACTTGCTGGTTGCCCAGAAGTCGGATGTAAAACTCGCCTCGCGTTGTAGGCGTAGTTGGTTGGTGACCAGCATCGTTGCGTCGCGGTCGCTGTCAAACGGGCTGTCTTCGTTGATGCGGCGGTCGTCGCTGATAAAGTGGCGCGTACCGTAGCGTAGGCAGTGATACGTGTCGCTGGTATCAACATCGTAACCAACGTCAGCCGCTGTGTCCGACTCACCAAGAGGCGTGCCGGCTTCGTTGCGGAAAAAGTGGCTCTGTTTCACCGCAGGAACGACATCCGCCTGCTTATTGACGATTACGACGGGGAAGATATCGTCGGCGATGAATTCTTGGTTGGTGTAGCCCACCAATACGTTGGTGAGCATCTTGTTGACATGTACGTCTCTTGCGCTAGGTAAAATCTTAGGCATGTTTATCTCTCCTCATTAAGCGGCGCGCCCGCCGAGTGTTAGCACAACTTCGCCCAACTCGTTGGTGTCCGCGCCCTTTACACAGCGTGCAGCCACGTACTGAGTAGTGTCCGATCCCGCCGTTATCGCAACGCCGCGACCAGAAGTGTCAGTGCCGATCAAGCTACCCGCATTCACTGACTCGCCCATCGTAAGCTGGCTGTGGCCAGTGACGCGAACGGATACGCCAGCGCCGGTTGTCCCGGTAGTTTGCGTGATACCAAGGATAACGTCTGTGATGGCAGAGCAAACGTCTACTTGATCATCTGTGGTGCCGTCCACTTGGACGAAGTAGTATTGCTTGCTGCTCATATCATCCTTGGCTGTGAATGGTACGTCAAATCCCTCGTATTGCTTAGCCATTGTTATTCCTCACTTGCGGTCTGAGTTACAGCCGCGTCATACTTTCTGTAGAGTTCTGGGTTCTCGCGGGCCGCCGCTGTTACAGCTTCCCCGTAATCCATTCCCTGTTCAACCTTCTCGTCTACGACGGCCTGGAACTTGTCCTCTGCGGACATAGTGCCACTTACATCGCTGCCAGCCTCCGAGAATAGGTTCGCGTTTTCCTGCTGGTTGCCCAGTGCCTTGATAGCGTCAAGAATTGCACTGTAGTGCCCCTGGTCATCAGTGTCATCTGCGTCCTCAAGCCACATTAGATGATCTGCAAAATCCTCTTGCACGCCCGCAAGCTGCTTTACCTGATCTGCGAACTCCATGCGCCGCTTGGCTTGACGCTCCTCGAATGCCATGCGCTCCGCTTCCTTCTTGGCCTCCTCGAACTTCCTTAACCTCGCTTCGAGTTCTTCCTGCTCTTCTTGCATCTTGGCGATCTGAGCATTTTTCTCTTGCAATTCCTCAGAAAAGTCTTGCTCCTCCGTCTCCCCTTCTTCGTCATTATTGCTGAATTGCGCAAAAAAAGCTGCGAGGCCACGCTTTACAGTATCCTCCTGCACTACGTTTTCCGACATATCTTCCTCCTGACCTACTCCAAATTTTTCCTTCGCCTTACGAATTCTTTCAGCTACTACTTCACGAGACTCTGGGTCATATTCGTCTTTGTAGCGTGCAAAATATGACGCCGCCGCTCGCACACGCTTCTCATCATGAACAGGATATTTCCAGTTGACCGGGTCTGCCCATTGAGATTCCGGGACATCCTCCCATTCCTTCGGCTTGGTGAGATGGCCGTTTTCTTGTGTAGCAATCCCGTATTTTTCCGAGCGCTCTTTTTGCTGCTCACGTAGCTTATCTAGGTCCCTGAATAGCCCAGTGATGACCGAGCGTAGCCACCCCTGATCGTCGTCGAGATCGTCAGATTTCATCATCTTTCTCACTGCGTCCATGCTTGACTCTAGCAACCCGACGACCTCTTTTTTTGTGTCTTCGTTGATATTGTCTCTGCCAAGCAGGTCGCGTATCGTGTCAAGCCTGTTCAGCACACCTCTGACAACATCGTCTTCCATGTACTTCCCCCATCCGCTATCGTCAGAAAACACCAGCGTACTTGCTCCAAGTCGCGGCCTGGCTACCATGCTTGCTGCAAGGGCAACGTTATCATATGTGTCACCAGTGTATGTTTCCTGATAACCGTCGAACCACACCTCTGGCGACATATAGCGATAGCCTTTTTCTTTTACTTCATCGAATTTGCCGTCTCGCCAGCTTGGTCTCCACATTACTCCCTTGTCGGACAGCTTCATATCATCTATGTAGCCGAAAATGCCATGGCTATCGTCGTGTAGTACGCTGATTGGTTTTTTATATGAAGGTACGTCGTTTCGGAAGTTAGCAACCATTTGCTTGGCACGATCGTGCGTGAAATCCACCTTTCTCCCATGGTGGTAAACTGTTGCGATCGGGAAGTATAAACGATACCCATCGTCATCCTCTTCACCAAACGGGATTAGGAAAGTTGTCTCGTCTTGCATTTTCACCCACTCGTCGCCCTTTTTCTCATAGCCGCGCTTGACGGCAGCCCATGCCTTTTTGAATGCAGTTTCTTCAAGGTCGCCATTCTCGATCGAGTTGTTGAGAGCGCTCAGGAAGACCTCTTGGGCACGTTTTGGTAGATTATCTTGTATATCTTTTGGTAGCTCTGTTATTCTTTTATATGGCATCTTACCTCAATCATATTGTTTTATAAGTCTGAAGACAACCTTAAAAATTGTACGGCTCGCTCATCGTCGGGCTCAAGGTTTTCCTCTGCCAGTACCTCCCAAATCTTAACTGGTCTTTTGCCATGCACCTTCAGAATATATGTGCCGTATCCACATTGGCTTTCTAGCCATGTCATAAGCGGGTAGTATCTAACTAGCATCTTGCGCATCTCTTCTGCACTTGCGGGTTTCACGTTAACTCCTTTACCAATTGTTTCCAGTCGCCAACGCGCTTTGCCTGCACTGTGCGACCGGCGTTATATGGTTGGTTGAACAGATAAACGTCACACACATCGCTGATAGCATTAGCCACGTCAGCCAGCGATTCAATGAACACGTCGATTCTTGAGGTGACAACTTGAGCATCTTTGCTGTATGTGTGAATTACTCTGACAAAATCAAGTCCGTGAAGTTTTAACCAGTCTTGTGTCACCTTGCTGAGGTGCTTGGGTCTACTGGTGATTACTACAATGTGATGGTTGTCGGATAGTGATACCAATGACTCGCAAGCATGTGGTACTGGGTGCATGCGCCGGTAGGTGCTATTTGATGATCGCCAGAGCGATAAATTATCAGATGACACCATCGGGTACATCTCTTCTAGTGAATATGCACATGGAACATCTGGCTTACCCCATGCTTCTTCTGCCGCCCTCACAATATCACATACGACACCATCAAGCTCTAGGCCTACTCTCATAAAAAGAGCACTGCCAGTATCACAAATACGAACGTGATTAACAATCCTACGCACTGTTTCAGGTCGTGGTCGCTCACAAAATCCTCCCACGATATTTGTACTCTATGAAGTGCCGACAGTTATGCAGGCATTCATTCTGCCCAATCGGGGTTAGGTTTTCAGGGTTGGTCCATCCAAGATCAAGATTGTGATCGCAGCCACGGCAGTTGCGCTCGTCTTCCGGGCCGCTGTAGCGCGCGAGTAAGCCGTCCCCGACAAGTTTGCCGGTGTCCCAGTTTACGCTTAGTCCATGAGTAGACCAGATGGAATCAGCTTTTTTCTTGGCGGCTTGAGCGCCTGCGTGGTTGGCGAACAACGAGTATACGCTACCGGCGTATTGAGAAACGCGATACCTGAACTCGTCGATAGCGGCAGATATGGCCATGGAGAAGAACGCCGGGGTAACACCTTCGTCTCTCGCGTTGCGCGCGCTCTCAAGTATCTTTGAGCGTATGCCGGGCAGCAAGCTATCATCGATGTAGTCGGCCTGCTCTGATAAGTACATAACAATAGCCCGCAGGCCTTCAACGCCGGGCCGATCGCCAACCGCTTCCTTCCACATGCTGAAAAATGACCTGCTCAGCCGGTCCTTGAGAGCTTCGGAGATATCAGACAAGTAAAAATCAACGATGCCTTCCCATTCTTCCTCGTTGTCTGTCTTGATGTCGTCGCGCAAGCCCTTGGCGGCTTTGTCGTAGGCGCGAACAAGCTGCATGCCTACGCGGTCCGCCATCTCTTCCATTTCCTCGGCTGTTTCTGCGTCCGTGTAAGCGGCTTGCGACTTGGGGATTTTAGTCTCGCCTACCTCTTTGCCGTCTTCAGGGTTAGCTTGCGCTGGCAGGTTAGGCTTTAGCATCATGCCAGGTTCCCTTATTTGCTCTAGACCAACAACGCGGCGGATTTGATTTTCGGTATCAAGGCTGTACGTGACGGCGCCGGCGTTGAACAAATTGCTGATCATCGTCGAGTAATCGCCAATATCTACCTTGCTGATCTTATCGAAGTAAAGAGTGGGGAGGCCTGACCCGCGCGGCATTGCATTCAGTTCAAAAAGGCGCGGAATAGCCTGGTTGTTAATCGCGCCTGCTATTTTGGACAGGTATGTGTTGAGCGCGATCACATACATTGAGGACTTGTCCTTGATCATTGCAAACGAGCCGGTCTCTTTGGCCCCCAGCATGATAAAATCCATTAGCAGCGTGCGAGCAAATGCCCGGTCGTGGCGCAGGATGACCTCGCTGATATCAATTGCCGGTCCGTGCGACGGCATGGTGTACTCAAAATTCCATCCGTCTGGTAGCGTGAGGCCCATATCGTCGCCAGTCTTGATGTTGCGGACTATCCGTTTCGCTCTACCGATGTCAGAATTATCGCCGGATTCTGTGAGGTCAACGTTGGGTGGCATCTTCATCGTGGGGGTCCCGCTTAACCGCTCACACACAACAGCTTCTAGGATCGATAAGTTCTTTGAGTAGAACCAGCTGGTGTAACCGCCCTCGAATACGCTGGTGCCTTCTGGGTTATTCTTGCCAGCACCGGTTGTGGTAAAATGTATGAGCTTTTCTATTGGTATGTACGCTTTCTGATTGAGCCATTGCTGCCACATCCCGCGAAGATCGCCGTGAGGTCCGATATCCCACCTATCGAGTGTCGTCGGGTGACGCGGTGCCCACTTTTTCCATCTAATCCTTCCATCATCCCCGTGCTCATATACTAGCTCGCAGTCGAACCAGCCATACGCCACAAAATTTACGATGTCAGACATGATATCCGAGAAATCTTTGTACATTGTGTGGATGTTATCGTTAATGAAGTCTGCATTATCATAGTCTGCTTGCTCTTCGCCAGCAGGTTTTATACGAACTTCGGCGCCCTGCATGAACATGGATGTCGTGCGCATCATGGCGGACCCCACTGGGTAAATGCGTGACATCTCGTCGTAAATGCGAATCTTCTGCCTGCTGGTACGCAGCGATGGTATCCAAGACTCTGATACCATACCGGCGTATTGATTGAGCCCGGTTACACCATATTCAGTCAATTGCTACTCCTTCTCATCAGCGGCGTACATTTGCTTGACGATCTTATTTGCCCATGAGCGCCCGTCATCTCCTCCCCATAGGTCCCACGCTATGCGCCAAGTGGAAGGTTCGCCGTTCTTTATCTTGTAGTGCTTTGCGTGGTGGTTGCCATGACGAGCGAAGAATTGATGCATGCGCATAACAGTATCGGGGCTTAGGCGCTCTCCATTTGAGATATCTCTGGCACGAGCGACTCCTACATCTGTTCCGCCACGCCCGTATTCCTCACGCCAGGCTAGGGCGCGCTTAGCTGCCTTGCGCGCCCCTGCTGGCGGGGTGAAATCGATGTGGCTGTATTTCTTGGGGACAGACATCAGCTATGCTTCTTGGCTATCAAAGATGTCGTGGATCAGCGAAGAACCACCACCAATCAAGAGGGAGGTGAGTATCTTCCCCACAAGAATGTTGGACATGATTTCTTCTGGGAAAACGTTGATATCCGAGAACCACCCGATTGCAAATCCGGTAAAGAGCGCCACGTAAAATAGCCACCACATATCCAAATCTGGGTACCTCTGGCGCACCGGATTGGCGAGCGCGTCAACAATTGTCTTGTTAACGACGGCGAGAAACAGTGCCGCCGCTACAGCTTCTGCTACGAACAGAGTGTCCATTCTTTTCTCCTTTGGTCGCTTGACTTTTGGCGTAATTAGTGTAGACTAATATCAGACGATAACCAACCTTAACCTGGAGGCGAATCATGAGTGAAAGTCAGAAAGTTCTGGTGTTTGCATTAGGCGTTGCGCTGTCATGTTTGGCTGTGGTAGCACTATTCGTCATGATGCAGTCGCTATCGACACTACCGTAATGCCATGCGCGTGATACTGATTCTAATTCTATCTGGGTGGGCATCTCAGTATGCCCCTGGGAAAATGGAAGAGGTGATCCGCGTCAGGCAAACCCCTGGGCGGACAAACCACTCGCTACCACAAGAGCTCCCTGAAGCAGACGGGCGCATTGCGCTACTGGAGCCCGATCTAATTGGGGATGTGGTGCTGGTGTGCCCGCACGATAGCACGCTGCCATGCAGGACCATGCTAGTCGTTGATTGCGCTGGTATTCAGGATGGCGGTTATGATTGGATGGTGCGTAATGGTATCGTGGCCGAAATTGATTACGAGTCTGCGGTTGCCTGGGGTACAGTGGGTAGAGGTATTAGGGTTGATATTTTAAAGTACGTGACTGCATCTAGACTGAACCGGGACGCGAGGTGACTTAATACGGTCGCCATTTGTTTTGCGTATGTCGTTCTTGATTACCGAACGCGCCTCTCGGAGGTCCCAATATGACAGGTTCTGGTAGATGGAAATACGATCTGCCTGCGCCACCCACATAGGCGTACCTGAGAGTGTCAGCGAAATCCTCGCCGGATTTGCCGGGTCTATCTCGGTTGTATGATCCGTCTGCATTACGCTTGCACTTGTATTTTTTAGCTATAGCCCGGTGTAATTTCGGGCAGCGTTCGGTATCAATGAATAACGAGCGTGTCATGGTGTTATCCCTGAATGCGTCCCTCACCACGCCAATGCCGTAGGCCACGTTAGCCACTTCCTTAGGAATGATTGAGCAGCCCATATCTGCGGGCCAGTCTTTAATCAAGTCCGCCGCTGCCCTCTCGGACCAAAACGCAGATATATGTAACCCGAACTCTTCAACAATGCGCCTCGACATATCTTTTGCGGCTTGGATTAGCTTGCTGGGCGTGTTGTTATCATCAGCCCATTCCGCTATGGCCCAAGTTGGCTTTTTGCCATTAGAGTATTCGTCTGGCCCCTGAGCAAGAACTACAATTCTGCCTCTACCCCGCTGGTCGATACCCGCAAAGCAGGTCCACTTCGTTAGATCGGCGCCGCTTGGCGGGAACGATTGCTGGTTCCCAGAATCGTATTGCGGGTACACCAGGCCCTGCTGGCGATCGTTGAGAAGCAAGTTTTGCAAAGCCCATTTCTCTGGGTCAATTGCGTTTACGAACTTACTCACTACATTGGTGTACGGGTAGTGCCCATCGGCTCTTGACCCGCGCCCGGTGCATAATTCCTCGTGATTGTTCGTGTATGGATTGACCCAGTATTGTAGGGGGCAGTCACCGCATTCCGATGGGTATTCTCTTCCGCACGGCTGCATGGTATCAAAGATGTCAAATTGATACACTGGTAGATTCCGCTCTTCAGCCGTATCGATAAACGACTGCATGGTCCCGGAAGAGTGGTATTGACTAGACGCAAGAAGGGTAGTTGCCTTGTATCCATGACCATCCATGGGCATCTCCATGGCTGTGGCGAGCGTCTGCGGGTCAATATGATCAACCTCATCTACCGCCAGAATTTGAGGGTGCGGTCCCGAAACAGCGCGCTCGGAGCCGCCAGTTCGAATCTCTAGCTTAGCCCCGTTGGTGAGCACTGTTCTGCTCACCATAGGCTCCTCGTCTAGTAGGTTCGCGAAGTATGGCTTGCGAATCAATCCGTCCTCACCATCCCTGGCTTTTGATCCTGCGTAGTATGCGTACCCGTCCTTCGCTTGCCCCTCAGAACCTCCTACATGCACAGTGAATGAATGGTCTTTGAAGACTGTGGTGGCAGTCTCGAAAATCGAGTAGCCGCGCGTTTTCCCGCCGCCCCGATTACCTCTAGCTAGTAGTATCGGCTCGCGCTCGAAAAACGCATCGGCGATAAATTGGAATAGCGTTTTATGCTCTGGGTGCGTGGTGTGGCGAGACATCTTGAATCCTAACGCATCCCGTATCCACTCCCATAACTCGTCATCATTCTTCGGCCTGGTGAGCGCCTTCTGATATAGCTTCTGGTTCAGCGTCGCTTGAGCGTCCTGGTAAAATTGCAAGAGAATCTTCGATCTCTCTGAATTCTGCATCTACCGCCTCTATATTTCCAGTTTCGATTGCTGACTGTACTCTGCTGACAAGCCTTTGTAGTTGCTCAGTATCCCATCCAGAAAAGTCAAACATCTGTGGCTGATTTGCGTTGTTGATTTGGATGTTGGTTCCGCGTTCTGGGTGCCTCAGCTTCCTGGCGAAGTCGAGGATATCTAATGGGTCGCGGTCAGTGAGCTGTAAATCATTTATTCTTCTACGATTCAGCTTGTCTTCCAACATCACTTGGGCGTATGCCATGATGCGCTCGTCGCTGTTTAGCGGAACATGCGCGAGCGATTTGTTGACGCGCTGGTTAATATCCTTGCCTTTGTTGTTGGAAGCATTGATGATGTCGTGAACGTACTCAACGGTTGCGTTGCAGTTATCGGCAATGATGAGGACGTCTGGTGAGCAAATAATCCCCTTGCGCGCCACCATCTCGGCTAATATGCACTTATCTTTCTTTAGTAATGGCTCGCGTTTCCTCATGGGTAACATTTTATCGCAAATTCAGACGTATCCCAACCTTAACTTAAACTTGACAAACTAGAATGATGTGATACAATCTGCTATATGGGGATTAGAAAAGATTTAATTGATATGTATGATACCTATGATTCGCGGAGACGGGTATACCAGCGCGATCATGGAAGGTGCGTCATCTGTAACGCCCCCGCTGTAGACCCTCATGAGATCGTTTCCCGCTCGGCGTTTGCATCTACCAAAGAAGAGATGGAGCTCTGTTTCTCGGACAAGAACCGCGCGTCTGTGTGTAGGCGATGCCACAATGAGTACCAAGGTATTCCAGACAGGATCGCGGAGCTCCTGCAAATCATGGCGAGTAAGTATGGATACGCATACCCAGAGAAAATCTACCAGCGATATTTGGGCTTAGGGTGCATATACGAATGCTGTAATTGCATGCACCTATTTAACGGCGGCGAACAGTGCCCTCGCTGTGGATCGCGCGATGTGATACAAGAATACCTGGGCGGCGGTTTCGATCTTTGGCTACTAGAGTACCTTAGACTAAGACAGGAGGACAATTGAAACGGGATTGGGATTACATACTGTCGTTAGCTCTTGACTATCGTGAGCAATGCGATGGCTGGCGACATATGGTAAGAGAGATGCGCGACGATGGTATTAAAGTGGCGCGTTCGTCAATGCAGGCGGCTTTCGAGCGCGAGTTTGGTATTTGCTCATATGATGAGCTGTGCGAGTTTGATATAGACGATGGGGAGGTGGAACAAGAGAAAAGGATCACCAAGTGCTCGCTAGAAGACTTGCGCATGGCTGTGATATGTGATATGCACTACGAATATCACGACGAGAGTGCGATACATATGGCCGCCAAGACGATCCAGTCATTCAATCCGGATGAAGTTGTTATGGCTGGCGACATACAGGATATGTACGCCGTGTCTTCTTTTAGCCGCGATCCCAACAGAATCACCCAATTGCAAGGTGAGCTCAACGTTGGGTACAAGATGAATCGCTTGTTGGTGTCGTCTGCCCCAGAAGCCAATTGGTATTTTGTGCCAGGCAACCACGAGGCGCGCTGGGACAGGTTCCTCAACAAGAGCCCAGAGATAGCCAACCTAGACGCGATGCGCATAGAGTCATTGATGCGCATGGATGACCTTGGTATTAAGTATGGTGGCGTTGAGCGTTGGTACTGTAATGATCGACTGGCTGTTATCCACGGTCGCCGCTACTCCAAGCACGGCGGATATGCCGCTAAGAATGAGGCTGACGACCGGCTGTATCAGCAGGATGTTATCCAGGGTCACAATCACAAGTCTGGCAATTGGTCCGCTGGCGGTCCGCTCAGAGTTTGTGAGGCGTATGAAGTCGCATGCTTGTGCGATCTCAACCCTCATTATAAGCCAACGACTCGTTGGAATCATGGGATGATGCTCGTAGAGATCATTAGCTCTACGCCATACTATAACAACCTCAAGTTTCATACTAACTCACCGGTTCAGTTTGCCACTGTGTATGTATCTGCAAGGGGGGAAGCGTGAGAACAGAGGAGATGCTTCAGTTAGCAGAACGTTGGCATCAAGATTTGATTGATACACTTACTAGGAAGGCTCATGATTACGCGACCGATGACGATGTGTTATCTAACTTCAAGCGTATATCTAAAATCTGCGATCTTATGTGCATCGACGCACGAACTAAAGAGGGCTACGCTATACTGATGGTCATTCTCAAGATTGACCGTTTGTGCAATCTTTTGTTCAGGCGTGACGGAACTGCCGAAAACGAGCCTGTTGATGACTCATTTAGAGACGCCGCCGGGTATTTGGTTCTAGCGAGGAGTATTGTTAATGAGTCTGAATGATTGCCCTAATTGTCAGCAGCCTCGCGGGTTTGTTATGTTGCCCAATGGGCTACGTGAATGCCCGTATTGCGGCTCTGTATTCTGGTCTGGTGACCACTCGGTTGAATTCGCCAAGTACGATCGGCTAGAATGTTTATACGTTAGCCCTACTTTGTTGTGGGACGGCGTGAGCGGCGAGAAGATGCTAATCACTGATTTGGACCAACTGGGCTACCTATGAAAGAGAGGGGGTCCCACGGCGTGGCTGCGGAAGCAGCTCGTTCGCTCAGAGCCCATGGTGATTACTGGGTGAGGGTAACTCGCGATGCAGTGTCTTGTCCGAGGTGTCATAACGTGCTTTATCCTAATGCTGCTGCTGGCACTTTCGACATTCGGGTTGCTGTGCCAAACTGGGGTGAGCGCCGAGTTGACTGGCATGCCATCGAGGTTAAGTATGGCGAGACACGTATACCTTTTAGCGATATCGATGATGACAAGCGCAACTGGTCCGATGATCACCAGGACGACTATCATATGTGGTTATGGTTGTGCATGGGCAAGCGGATACGTCACAGAAAGTACCCGCGCGTAACATATCTGATTCCGCTAGAATTGTTTTACGATATAGAGAATGCGCTAGACAGAAAATCTATCCCCTATGGCATGAGTGAATTGGAGCCGTATGGTCTCGCGTGGTTAGGGGGTGGTGTTTGGGAGGTATCTCTTTAACATGGACTTAAAAAAACTGAACCAGAAGTATGGCGGTGTCATTAAGTTTCCCGGAGAAAGTGGGCACCTTGACGGTATCGAGTACATATCCACTGGCTCTATGGCAATCGACCTTTCGCTTGGCGAGCGCGGTAAAATGTGCGGTATCCCTCGCGGGTTATTGACAACCGTGTGGGGAAAGGAGGGCGGCGGCAAAACAACCTTTATGGCAATGTGTATGCGGGAAGCTCAAAAGCTGGGGCAGGTGGCTTTCGGTAATCTTGAGCATCGTTGTGACCCAGACTATTTCGGCAATATCGGCGTTGACATGGATGACCTGACAGTGTTTGATATTGATCCGAGTCTTGACGTGTATGGTGAGCAGGTTGGCGATATCGTAATCGCTCTGACCGAAAGCGGCGAGTATTCCATGATAGCAGTTGATTCTGTGGCTGCGTGGGCGCCGAAGATTTTTTTGGTTGGAGAAACATCAGAAAACGCACCTGGTAAGCATGCGCTGATGATGAAAAAAATACTTGTTCCATTAGTGTCAGCCGCCAAGAGAACCGGAACAGCTATTTTGTTTACATCTCAGCGGAGCGCACTGTTTGGAAGACAGAGCTTTGCTGGGCCAAGCTATGGCCTGGTTGGTGGCAATGCGCTCAAGTTTTATTCGTCGGTGCTCGGTAGAATTGATTATACTGGTCGCGTGAGAGAGTCTTCTTCAGATGACACTGTTGTCGGTATCACAAGCAGGATTACCTGGCAAAAGAATGTTGGGCCAGCTTTTCAGTGGGCGGAGTTTCAAATCACAGATGGGTTGGGGATTGATATTGTTCAAGAGGTCTTCGATTTGGGCAAGGACCTTGGCGTGGCGTACCGCAAGGGCGCTTGGTACTATTACATTGATGAGGAAACGGGAGAGGAAGCTACATTGGGCCACGGTCGCAGGGACGCTTTCGATAATTTGCGCTCGCAGCCCGATCTTCTCGCGTCGTTAATCAGGAGGATAAGAGAGAATTATGTTGAAGAACCCTAACTTCGATGCACCAGGTGGCGGCAGTCATAAGTGCCATGTGTATACCCCGGATCAAAACGGGTATTACGAAACAGAACGTGGCGAAGTGAGCGCCCCTGCGGATTGGAAAGTATGGTACTACCACGATGAGAGGCCACCAATGCACGACCCGGATAATCAAGTAGGCTACGCCGAGCCAGAGGCGCGCCTAGCGCCGCATGATGGACGCTATATTTCTCCTCCCTATGGGTATGTCATGTTCACGTTTTACAAGATTGGCGAGGGCGGGCTGTACCAGCAAGTTGAGGTTGAGCCAGGTAAGCGGTACCGCTTTAGCGTTCATGCTCATGCATGGTCATCCAATTCAGACGACCCAAGCTACAGCGAGGTAGCAGGAAACTCTGGGTACTTCAAGTTATCTGGTTTGGTAGACGATCACGCGCTAGAGAATTTCACCTTCTCGGTAGGCGTTGACCCGACCGGCGGAACCAATCCATACGCAAGCAGCGTCATATGGGGTACCGGAGCGCATATCTACAACAAGTTCCACGAAGTTCCGCCTGTTGAGTTTGTGGCGGTAAGGAGCACGGCTACAGTTTTTTTGTACCACACAGTTTTGTGGCCGTTCAAGCATAATGATGCGTATTATGACAACGCTAAGCTAGAATTGGTTAAGACTCACCCTGAACCACCAACGCCACCACCAGGCGATTATGACTATCCCTACATTTCCGCCGGAACCAAACTAGGTATTCACTCCATTGGTGATGGCGGCACGTCGGATGTCATAGAGGATGCCATGGATGATGGGTTCGCTGTACCGACAGTCAAGGCACTAAACGATGTCGGATGGCTGGCTGATATCAAGCGCGAATCCCCTGAGACAATCACGGTCGCCCGTCTTATGCACGGCGTTGACCCCAGCATAAATGTGGAGGGCCCAGACTTCAGCGGCGACCTGGCCGCAGAGGCCGAGCTGATTATGAATAACCTCATGCCGATTTGGGAACAGCACCCTTACGTTGATTACTGGGAGATTATCAACGAGCAAGACCCGCCAGGAACGGAGGGGCACAGGAGTATCGCTGAATTCTTCAAGCATTGTATAAGCATAGCGAATGCTAATGGGTTCAAGTTAGCTCTTTTCTCGTATAGCATGGGTGTCCCAGAATGGGAGGACTGGGAAGCTATTGTCCATACTGGTGTGTTCGCCGACGCAAAAGCTGGCGGGCATGTGCTGGCATTGCATGAATATGCTTACCCGATGGATGATGGGTTTGGCGAGCCACTTCCTGGTAGGCCGACATACCCGGATCGCGGGACGCTGGCGTTTAGATACCGCTGGCTCTACGAGGATTTCTTGATCCCGCGTGGCGAGGTTGTTCCATTGCTGATCACTGAGTTCAACGTTGCCCTTCCGTGGTACACTCGAAAAATTAGTCCGAACGAATGGCTCGATGAGATTTCCTGGTATGACGAAGGGCTATGTGAAGATTACTACGTCCTTGGCGCCCACTTGTTTACACTGTCATCGGTGGCGAGTACATGGCGCAACTTTAACTTTATAGATTGGGATCAAGAGCTTCATGATTACATGCGCTCGGTTAAAGACTACGAGTGCGCCAAGCCACCCAAAACATCATGTGAGCCACGCGAGGTGTATGATCGAACGTATATCTTGATCCCCCCAGACCATGATTTCGATTGGGTAAGTGGACTGGCTGATATCTGGAATGAAAAGAGATTTACGATTTCATCATCTGCGGATGATGCCGGGTGGGGGCCGGGGACCGATACAACGGTCGTGGCGCTTAATCCAGATTCGTGGAATGGCGATCTGAAATCGTTTTTCGGCGAACATTACCCAGACATCGAGTATATCCCGATAGATGCTGGTGGCCCGGAAGAGTTTGCCCGGCTTCTGCGTCAGTATTACTACCCAGATCAAAGCGTGCCTTGGCTAGAGTACCCCACAACGCACATGCCACCTCATATCACATCACCATTTGGCGCAGATCGCGGTTCGTATATCCACATGGGCCTTGACTTGAGATCGTCATGGGCTGCCTGGGGAGACGAACTCGTATGCGCACTTCCTGGTGAGGTTGTGTCTGTTGGCGATCTGGGTGACTTCGGATACACTGTTGTTGTTGACTCGCGTATTAACGCAGATGATGTACGCACACGCTACGCTCATATGGTAGAGAATGGCGCTTACGTTCAAAAGGGCGACCAGTTGAAGCGCGGTGATTTGATAGGCAAGCCAGATAACACCGGTAAATCATACGGCGATCACCTGCATATTGATGTTCGTGTAAACGGGGAGTTTGTTGATCCTGCGCCACTTATCTTGTGGCCCGAAGACGATGGAGACAACTCGCGTGGCGTGCATGCGCCACCGGTCACATCGCCTCCAGACTCTCCCGCCAATATAGCTGGTCACCTCAAGCGGCTCGGTGTCAAATGGTATAAGCTACTCGACACTGGTGATGACGCAAATGTGGATATGTGTGCTGAGCTTTTGAATAACGATATCACGCCGATTGTCAGGCTGTATCAAGCCGGGCAATTTCCTGGTAATCTAAAAAATATCGAGCGCGCTCAGCGACTCATTGATGTTGGCGTGCAGTACTTCGAGATAGGCAATGAGCCCAATTTACCAAACGAGTGGCGGTCAGATTATCAGGACCTAGTGAGCTGGCAGAATGATCATATCGTCTCGCTGGTTGCGTCCAACTGGTTACTAGATGCCGAGAAAATTGTTTCTATGGGTGGCAAACCAGCGTTCTATGCCATGGCGCCCACGGATCGTAATGGCACAAACGATAAGTATTCTGCTATCATGTGGGTTAGCAAGATTGCGCTTTGGTTGCGCGAAAACGAACAAGATCGTGCAAGATCGGTCCTAAACGATCAAGGGTGGTTGGCAGTGCATGCCGCCAGGTTCAATAGGCCGCTAGACTACAGTCCTTACCAACAGTCTTTCGTAACCGACATGTGCCTCAAGGGATATCAGGTGTATCAAGAGCAAATTTACCATCATTTGTCTGTGATACCAAAAACCATCAGCACCGAGGGCGGGGTGTACTCTCCGTCGCACATGAATGATTTGGGATGGATGCCCGATTACGATTGGGATACATGGGGAAATGTTGTCGTTGATATGTACGACTACGTGCAAAGCGAGACTAATTTACTAGCGATGTGCTCATGGCACCTCGGCGACGCCGGGGTGTCTGACCCTAGATGGTTGGGTGGCGGGTGGTACGATCAGAATTGGGAGCCGCGCTCCCCAGTGAAGGAGTTAACCTAACATGGCGTTAACTGAGACTTGGAACGACAGGCTGTTTGAAATACGTGCTATTGGTGACAGGTTTACTTACGATGAATTAGCTGAAATATGGGATATATCCAAACCGAACATCTCGATATCCATCGACAGAATATCGGAGGATTATCCAGATGCGATCAGCAGCCAGACAGTCGATGGCGGTCGCAAGGAATTCAGGTTTAATTGGGAGAGTTTTGGTGATGATTTACAAGAACCAGATGAAGAAGACGGCTTTCCCGATTGGCTTGCAAAACCTTCATATCGTGGTATACTAAGTAAGCTGAAAGGAGAGTTACCTGATGACTACGAGCTGAGGTTTGAAAAACTTGACTATGCAGATGAGCATGGCTGGGACCAGCAGTTTCAGCGAGGCGGTGTGAAGGTTGTGGTATACGAAGCCGGTCAGAAGCAACCGGAATTCACCAGGGCATTTCGGCTCGATAACTGTATCGTGATCTCTAGTTGAGTTGGGGGGATAAATGCCAGGATATCCTGCGCACAAAAAAGTGTCTAAGTTAGTGGCCGCTACTACAGCGGCCACTTGCTTTATCTGTGCAAACCTAACGTACAAACTATTGGGCGTCGCGCATAGAAACATTGCGCCGCTACCTTCGTCGGTTGTCATAGCTGCGGGCGCGTATGCTGGCGGGACCATACTGTCGCCGGATTTAGATATCCCAAGCGCGCCCTACAATCATTGGAGAGGGCTAAAGCATCTGTGGTTGCCGTATCAAATTATCGTGAAACATAGAAGCCCGCTATCGCATTGGCCCGTGCTATCTTCGGTTACGAAACTGATATATCTGTTTTTCATTATCAACGCTCTAATAATCGGGGGGATACTTTCTTTCAATGTTGCAATGCTTGCGCTTGACTCTGTCGCCAGGATCAGGGTGAGCCCGCTAGATATTGTGATGCTCACAGCCAGGCCGCTGCAATGGAAGGTGACATGGCTGTTTTTGACTGGCGAGGTGGTAGGCGAGGCCATGCACTCGGTGACGGATTTCTTGCATGGTCGTAGATCGGTAAGGTACTTTAAGGGTGCGGTTCCGACGGTTGAAGAGGACCCTGAGACGCCGCGTAGCGAGTGGAGGGATTCATGAAAGATGTACTGGTAACTATGGCGTGCATCATAGGACTCATGACTTGCTTAATAGTTTCGCTTTTGGGGTATAGCGCATACAACACGACTAAGTCTAGCGTCATGGATACCAACAGATATTTGTCTAAGCAGGTCGTAGAGCTATCTGAGAGAAATTCAAGATTATCCCAGGAGATCATCCACAAAAACAACGAGCGCATCTTGTACGAAAATACCATGAGGGATAACAAGACAGTTAATATGGTAGCTAGATACCAAGTGTTCAAGCCGCTGATCTGGTCGGCCACACTGTTTATTTTGGTTGTGATGGGGTACACCGTGTACAAGACGTTGGTATGCACAGACACCCAAGCCAATGAATACACGATGGACTGCCTAATCGAAAAATACGGGTCGCGCCGTATTAGGCAGGTGCTAGAAAAAATGGTTGAGAGTGGGCATGAGCACACGGCTATCTCTGCTATATCAGCGATTACCGGGTGGGACACCAACGTGTGCGCATTATTCCTGGAGGATCATTTTGGATGCTAAATTGGTCAAGCTGTTAAATAGAGCGGCTGATTTCATTGAGTCGGCCTGCTATGATGATGGGTACCCGGTAATCATAAATAGCGACGGAATTGTTATCTTGTCTGACCAGTGCAGATTTTACGCGAAGCCCGCCAGCCATCAGGAAATCAGGCTGTTGCAGCAAGAGAGGTTCGGCAAAGTTGATCATGCTTACCAGCAACAAGGTAACGCATTTCGCAACATATCTACCATCAGGTCCAAAACCAAGTATGTCATCAAGGGAAATCTTGGATTGCCAGAGGGTGCAGATTTTGGCATTTCTATTGGCGGCGGGTTTATAGTGTTCGACTTTAGCCTGTCCGACATTGTGGGGGAGGATTATTTCCGAAAGTTGGTCATATCGTCGCTGGGGCCATCCAGGCCTAATCATATAGTGGTTGGCAAAACGCTTGACGGCGAAGAGGTGGTTGTGAGAAACGAATCCTCTAAACACCACCACATCTTAATAGCTGGTTCGAGCGGCTCTGGAAAAACTACGCTGGGGAACACGCTGTTGTACGGCTTGGCTTCCGCGTACAAGCCTAGTGAGCTAGGCGTGTTTATCATGAGTGGGAAACAAGCAGATGTAATGCCGTGGTCTGATTTGCCCCATCTGATGCATGAGCCGACAGCCGATCCAGACATCGCCTCGGCTATTCTGGCTTGGGTAGAAGAAGAGCGCGATCGGCGATCTAAACTGCCACCGGAAGGTAAGCGCGATTTGCCTCGCCTGGTAGTTTATATTGGCGAGATCGCTGACCTCATCGCCTCAGGTAGCCCAGAAATAGGTAAGCGCATGGATAGCTTAATGCGCTTGGGCAGATCAGAGAAAATCCACTTGTACGTTACCACCCAGCGCCCTAAGGTTGATCGTGTTGGTGGCGGGGACGCCAAGGGTCAGTTTAGACTGGTGATGTGCGGGGCAATGCAAAACCCAACAGATGCCTACATTGCCATAGGGCACGGCGATACGCAGGCAGAATACTTGCCTGGAAGGGGTGCGTTTATTACCAGCAATTCAACCCGCTTCCAGGCAGCCTTTGCTGGTGACGAGGAGGATTATTCTAATATCACGCGCTTAATCAGTGAGCTAAGAGCAAAATATCAAGATAATCAAAAAGTAGTATTGGATGTAAGAACGGCAGCCGATGTTCGTTCCTCAGATATGACGAAGGATGTGATCGACTTCGCCAACCACATTATTGATCGCGGGATCGAGGAAACAACCAAGAGTTACATCCAAACCGCGATGGGTTGGGGGTACCCGCGCTCTAATCGTGTGTGGCTCAGGCTGGTCGATGACGGCATCATTGAGGAGCGGGAATCCAAAAATAAGGCCGCCTCAATTGATCTAGAATTACTCAAGGAGAAGCGCGGATGATTGAAATTTCGCCTTTCGTGTTTGCTTTGATGTGCTTATTATGGGCTGTGTCGATTGTGATTAGTTTCTACTTGGGGTACGTTGCTAGAAAAGTGGACTCTAGCTGTGACAGAAGCCAAAGTTCGAGTAAGCATACCCTTCAAGCTATGGATGTGACATCTGCACAATCTCCGCCAACTGTATCTAGAACCAGAAGAGTAAGAGATGCGTGAAGGTGGTAGTACCTCTGAGCCACTGTATATAATTAGAAGGTCACTATTAGCCAGTGCTAAGTGGTTGAAATTCCCCGCCCTGCTGTTTGGTGCGTGCGTGATTATGATTACCATGCTATTGATCACCCGCGCAATGCGCTGGTACTTTGTGGCCCCACTAGGCCTTGTGTTAATATCCCTATCCGGGTTTGTGCTATATGTTGCATACTCCGATTGGCATGACGAGTATTATTTAGTCACAAACAAGGGAGTGCTACGTATCCATTACCACACACCGCTGCGCTACTCATCTACTCGCCAGGGAGATATCGCCGATCTACAAAGCGCATGGGTGGTTCGTAGAGGCCCCTGGGAGATGCTAACAAACCACGGGGATGTCAACGTGCAGGTCGGGTGGTCCCGCTACCCATTCTCGCTGCGTGATGTCTACGAGCCATACCAAGTCGTCAAGGACCTCAAGGAGCTAGCAGAGCATTTTGGCAGCGGTGCGCATGATCAGCCACTTAGCGCAATAGATGCTTCACAAAATCAATGGAGAGACAATGTTTAGAAACCCACAGTTGGTCAATCAGGTGCTTAGAGATAGATACTTTATGAAAGGGGAGGATAAATGGGAGGATATCGCCAGGAGGGTGGCTAGGTATGTCGCTGCGGCTGGCGTGCCGAAGGGTAAATCGCTATCAGAGATGGTCAACAGCGAGCGATTGTACTACAGCTTAATCGAAAGCCGTAAATTCATCCCTAATTCTCCCACGCTGTTCAATGCCGGAATCAATCTTAACCTCGGAGTGTTCTCAATTCCGGTTGAGCAGATGTCTTACCAGGATTACACAAGGATATACCAGTCGCGCGATGGGTGTTGTTTATCGGCGTGCTTCGTAGTACCGGTGCATGACTCGATGGACTCCATCTTCAAAGCGTTGTACGACATGGCTATGATAACAAAAGCAGGCGGCGGTGTCGGGTTTGACTTCTCGCAGCTGAGGCCGCTTAATTCGCGGGTAGCCAGCATACCAAATGCGGCCTCTGGGCCGATATCGTTCATGAGAATCTTCGACAAGGCAGCCGATATCATCAAGCAGGGCGGCAAACGAAGGGCTGCTCTGATGGGAATTCTTGACTACACGCATCCAGACGCGCTAGATTTTATCGCATCCAAGAATGGTAATGACGGGCGCTCGGTTTTTAGTTTCTTCAATATCAGCATCGACGTAAACCCGCATGAGTTCTTGGTGGCGTACAACAATGACAATGATATAGAATTTCACCACGAGGTCACCGGAAAAACTGGTAAGATCAATTCCAGAGATTACTTGCGAGCGATAGCCGAGAGCGCTTGGAAGTGCGGTGACCCAGGAATGGTGTTTACCACTCGCCATAATTTATACCGCTCAACTCGTGAGGAGGCGAACTCAACCAACCCGTGCGCAGAACAGTTCCTGCTGCCATACTCAAGCTGCAATCTTGGGTCTATAGATATATCTAAATTGTCACCGTATGAATTCGAGGGTATCGTGTATGCGGCAGTCTCCTTCCTTGACGATGTTGTGGATATCAATAGCTTCCCAATTCAGGAGCTCGCCGATGCAAATTTGAAGTATAGAAATATCGGCCTTGGACTGATGGGTATTCATGATTGGCTAATACAGGGAGGGTACAGATATGATTCGATGGATGGTCGCCAGCAGGTTCAGCGGTTGTGCAGAGACCTAACTAAATACTCGTATTCGCAGAGCAATCGACTGGCGCGTAAGTACGGGCAGGCCGCAGCGTACAACGATAGTAGATTTGCCCACGGCGTTGACCCAATCGCCGGTGACCTTGTCGATGTGTTCGATTTTGTTCGCCAAAACGGCGGTTTGCGCAATATGGCGCTCAATACGATCGCGCCAACTGGCACAGTATCGACTATAGCGGAATGCTCAAGCGGGGTCGAGCCCAACTTCGCATTTGCGTACACGCGCAATATGGCCTCTAGGTCTGGTGGTATTACTGAGTTGAATTGGACTAGCCAGACGCTTGATGTGCTAGACCTATCGCCAGATGAGTTCAAGCATGTTCTTGAGACAGGGAGTGTGCCAAGAGATTTGCCGGAATACAAGACAGCCGGTGAGATTAATCCTATCCATCATGTCAAGATGCTTTCGGCTGCTCAGAAATGGATTGATGCCAGCATTAGCAAAACGGTTAATTTACCAAACGATGCAACCGTAGACGACATCATAGATGTATACCTGCTTGCCATGCAGTCCGATTGCAAGGGTATCACTGTGTATCGGGATGGCTCGTTAAGACATCAGGTGCTAGAAACAAAGAAGAAACACGAGCGCGCCGAGACGCTTGAGGGTAAAACCAGGGTGCATACCGACGACGGTCGCAAGACGTATGTGACAGTTAATTTCGATAAAGATGGAGCACCAGTAGAGGTATTCATAACCGGCGAGACTAATGTTTCGGTGCTCATTGGGCGCATGGTTAGCCTCGCGTTACGCAGTGGAGTTGGTTTGCGTGACGTGCTTGATCAATTGTATAAGACGGGAGGTTACGCAGGTGAAATAGGAGGTGTGATACAGCGTATTGTCAACGGCGGAGATAATGGTTCAGGAGAGTTTGTTGAGACGAGTAAGGGGTTCATGGTTGATAGGAACGGTAATACTAAGTGCCCGTACTGCGGCGGTGTTAATACAATCGTTCTTCAAGAGGGGTGTATGACATGCAAGCAGTGCGCCGGCGGAAAGTGTTCAATCTAGTGGAGGAAAACATGAAGCAGGAAAGACGATGGATTTGCCCGATGACAGAAGAGCCAGTTGGGGAAGGAATGTACGTGACGGTTCACGAGAATAAATACTACATTAGCCGTGCGGCGGCTGTGGAGCTACTGGACTTCCTTGGGTATTGTGACTTGGGGGTGCTTGATATAATGGGTGACGCTGATACGCGGGGCTCAGACGTGTCGATTACAGTGTCCAACGATTGCTGCGAGATGAGACTGGGTGTACCTGTGTCCAAGAAATTGGATTTCCTAACGATGTGCGGCCTAGAACACGAGATTCCAATGGCCACATTAGAGAAAGACACAATCATAATTAGCTACCCATCCTTTCCCACTTGGTCCTACGACAGTTCGGGTAATTTGGTGCTCCGTTAAGCGGCGTAGCTTGGGGGCGCCTGATCAGGCGCCCCCTCTGCGTGTGTCTCAAAGCTCGTTCAAAATAATCTTAGACCACACCTCGTACCTTTTTGGCTGGAAGAACTCAAAGTCTTTCTCTGTCCTGGGCGCAATGATATCCGCGTAAGCGAAGAAAACAACTCCTATGTGATCTCTGCATACGGGGTTGGCGTCTGATTTTATGACGCCTATTACCTCAAGCTCCAGATTTTCAACTTTGAACTCCTCGTTTATCTCCCTAGCAGCGGCGATCTGCATGGTATCTTCCATTACGCCGCTCGCCTGGTCGGCATCGTTCAGGTTCACGTGCCCGCCCACCCCCAATGACCACAGGCTACGCAGGCGGTCGTCGCCGTCATGACGGCGGTATCTCAGTACCCCCCTTTCGTTGTCACGGATAACGCAATAAACCACTACCTCCCTGTCGTATTTCAGAGACTCCGCTTTCTCCTCAGTGAGAAACCTGCCATCCATTTCGGCAATTGCGTACAACACCTTGTGCAGCCCTGGCATTAGTTGGCCGTCCCAGAAACAGTCAAGCTCGCTATCCGGCACGCATAATATCAGCTCTTCCACTGTAAGCCCCCTCTAAGACAGATCGGCGATGCTTAGCGCCAACCACTCATGATTTCTTTGCACCAGGTGGCGCAGCGCGCCAATCACGGCCTCGCTTAGTTCCTGTGCGTCCATCGCGACGAACAGCCCATTTGAGTTCTGCGGGCTATAGGCATCAAACAGCTTTCCGCAGCTGGCGCACATCAGGACCCCAGGAAGACCGCGTATCATCTCGGTGTTTTTGTGATCACACATCTTCACTCTCCTTCCAAAACTCTGGGTACCGGTCAGCATTGGCGTTCAAGTAGTCTACGAATACACTTGGTGCATACTCGCACAAATCTAACAACATCAACTGGCACATGCGCCTTATTTCCCACTGAGCGTGTGGCGATATACGTAAGTCAAATAGGTGTAAGTATGTACGCAGGTTCATGGTCACAGTGATCTTCGTCTCGGTGCCCAGGGGGAGGACCATCCTGGCGTCTTCTTTTGGTACACCCAACTCCCGCAGAGCCGCATAAGCGTCTTTGGAGGAATTGATGACCGACATGAACACCTCGCGCGCACGCTGGTTATCGGCAACAGAATCTGGCATGACAACGTTGTTAGCTCTTTGGTCTGTGTACCGCTGGCTCTGCTGAACGTATGAAGCAATGCGATGGCGAACAAGCTGGTTGGCTGCCGTGCGGCTAATACCGGTCACCAAGAACGTGACGTAGTTGTGCTCAAGTAGTCCCAAGTGACCCTCGGCAATTCGCTCCCCGATGAACTCCTCGCTACTGACATAGTCTGCATCTCGGTAGGTATTCGTGCTAACTCTGCCTAGATACTCGATTAGACCTTCATTGTCGAGTGTAACGTGAGACACAGTTCCTGCAACCCTGACAACTTCAATATCACCACACATCTGCGTATTCATCTTCTACCTCCAATGCCAACTGCTCTAGGAAATCTGCTAACGGCTCAAACAACTCGCGGTCGCGGCAGTCTAGCTCGCGGCACCAGCGATCCAGGAAATCAAGTAGTTCCCGTGATGTTTGTTGTGGCACGTCTATCTCTACGAGCATGATGATACCACCCGATTGATCGGATTGGCTAACCCAGATTTGACATACGAGACAATAGCTTGCGTGACCGATCCGATGAAGCAGTAAACGCCAATACTTCTGCCTGGCCTGGTGTAGTATATTGTCACCATGATACCCTCCCATCCCTAGTAATTGACACACCCTCTAGCATTGCGCCGGCCATCCTCTCGAATGGCTCGGGGTCATCTTGGCGCTGTGCCACATACGTAGCGCCGTTGATTACATCCATCAATGTAACCTCATTGGGCCTGCCGTATTCACCGGCGTTGCCAATTGAAGCGCCCCTCCAATCGTCTGCGCTCTCTTGGCTTATGTTGTATTTCTTGGCCCATCGCTCTAACAGACCATCCATGCTCTTGGGTTCGATGTTGATTGACTGAGACGCGATGAATTTCTTCGCTGCCTCCTCGGAGGCTTGGAACCCTTCTACGATAGCCGTTGACACTAGCGCAATCACCATCTGACGATTGTACCAACGGTGCTGTATCTTTGCCGATGATTCCCTTTTCCATCCGTAGATCATACCATTGGTACATACCGATCTGTAGAGACCTCCGGTGATTCTGGCGGAACCATCACCGACCTCTGAGTTGCGTATATAGATAGCCGGGTGCAACTCGCCATGATCGCCATTGTCAAATGTGATACCTGGAAGCATGAAGTAAGCGCGCATGCGGTCACCAACGATCGCTTTGTTCACATCGACATCTAAGCCCTCTTGATGGATGTACTCAGTAATTATGCTGACGAACTCACTATTATCAAACGGAGTGTACTCAGACGATAACACAGCCCGACACTGCTGGCCCCTCATGCGAATAAACAGCTTGTCATCTGAATGAACACCCATCATAGAGGAAACAACCTCATTCTCAAGCGACGGCGGGCATGGCCCCCTTAGCCAACGCGGGCTTGGTCCATCTACGCGCCCGACTAATTGCCGATACGCATAGTCGTTGGTGGTCACCCGCGCCGGTTCCGGGCTACGATTAAACAGTGTTGGCTCTGGTGAATATCCAAAACACCCCTCGCCATGATAATTGATGTCACCAACGCTTAATGTGGCATCGTGCTTATCAATGCTGTCTCGTCTTATTTTCTCAACCAGCTCTTGAATTTTCACGATCCTCCTCCTCAATTCTCTTCATTAGCCTACTCGCTTCTTTTGCTAGGTGATCACCGCTGACGTTATGATAAGTCAGCACAACTCTGAGAAACTTCTTCAGGTCACCCATCAGCGGAACACGCGCACGGATGCCGCACTTACGCATAGCCTGACTCACTGCCTGCTTGGACACGCTATACGCTTTGGCGATCTCTGCTTGCGAAAGACCTTGTTCGTACAGCTTTTTGATCATCGTACAATCTGGTAGCATGTGTACCTCCTTGATCATAATTATAGCAAAATCAGCCATGGTGACCTAGTGACTAATGTCACGCGATGGGTGTACAATTCTTCCCATCGACGAAAACACTTCTTCAAATCTGAGCAAGTCATCGCCAAAGTACCAAAAGCACGATGCTGATTTTGACCGGCCCACCCTGCCGCTCGGGCTAACAAACTTTATCCTACCCCTAGTAATACATACAGCAATAGGCCAGTCGTGGAACATATTATCCCACCACACATACCCAGGCACACATTTGGTGAGTAATATAGCGGACCGCACGTCACCGTGCCGGTACTCACCTAGCAGATAACGTGCCCAAATATCTTGGTTTGATTTGTTACCAGTTTTTCCATATGGGGGATTTAGGAATACGTTCCCATGCCATGCCTGGCTTAACCCGTCATCTGATTTTCCGAACCACTGGTCCGCTTGAATCCATCGCTGTGCGTACTCACAGCTTGCCGGGTCTAGATCAATGTTACCACAGAACACATTTTTGACCATCCTGATAACAAGCGGCGGCGTGTACCACTCGTTTGTCTCCGATGATGTCAGCACAGACATCGACTGTTTCATCGCCATTACCTCAATTCTCGATACAGACAATACAATTTATCAACACTCGCTGGGTAAACTTCTAGGCATACCCAGAACACCCCATCTTCAAAGAACCGCAAGCTCGCATCCCGAATCCCGCATGCAAAGACGCCGTCTAGTAAAACACGATTGGTCACCGATTCCGACATCCTGGCGCATATAAACGCATTATCAGAGGATATCCCGCCGTCAATGGGCCTTACGTGCCCCTCGCAAGAATGCACAGTTGCGAGACCGTCAATGGTGTTTAGCAGCCTGACAACCTCGACGATGCCTGGCTCTATCGTTCGCCAGGGGATAGACCTTTTGATATCCTTCTCCTCTTGAGGTGATAGATAGTGAACCATGCACTAATCCCACCAGTCTTCGTAATTTGACGCTATGATTGACAGTGCTTTGTATATGTCGGCATGCGAACGCGCGCGGTTGACGTAGATAAAATTCAGCGTGAAGTAGGGCGCCATCTCTTTGGGGTCGCAGCATCGCTCAATACTCACGAGTCCACAATCGTCTACGATGAGCTCTGCGTGCCCCAGCAGGGCGTCCAGTCTGCTGTCTAAGTCCTCGGTATATCTGTACCCTAACGCTCTGTCTAAGAGCGCTGCGGACTTGCGCATTTCGAGTGCACTGGATTTCGCAGCGTGGCCGACCCCATGTTTCTCGAAGTAGCTTGCCATGCTGTTCATCTTGAAAGCCATCAGTTTGAACAAGTGAGAGAAGTCGAAGTCGTAATCTTCCCACAATACGGGAATCCATCTAAGCACATGCACCACTCGTCTAAATATGTGTTTGATCACATTACCCTCCTAGTACCTGCGATACATACTGCGGAGTTGAACCGGCAAACTCAGCTATGCTCGCCCGGCTTGCTTTTGGATTAGCCCCATGGGCAAACAGAATCATCTCTTTCTTGTCCATGTTTTCTAACTTGCTGCGCTCAATCGGGCCGAATTGAGTATGAACAAAGTCCGGTTCTTGCTCGGTTAGCGCAGCGGTATCACGCAGCTCTTTCTTCAGCCGCATCTTCTCACGCTCCTGGTCTGCGATCACTCGCAGATACTCACCCTCTGCCCTGGCGGTGCGGATGATATCGCTCTTCATCCCCTTCAGATACATACCGGCGGTTCTCATGTTGCCGTAACCATCGACCGCCAGCAATATACCGACCACCACCATACCAATGGCCCATGCGAAATGATTACTTCTGGTGGCGTCGCGGATTAGCAAGCTCGCCCATACCAAGGCGAAGTTGGCGATGGATGTGGCAATAGATATGCCTACCCATGCCCTCTCTGACTTAGTAAGCTGACCCTCACTATCACTACGGATGTAGGCCTCAATTACTGAGGACATAGTCCCCACACCGCTTCCAAAAGCCGTTAGCATAGCAGCGATCAGCACCACGACATCCCGTACATCTTGCGGGAACACTCGCAAGCTGATAAACCCAAGTCCTAAAAACGTGAAAACCGAGTCGCCAATTGCGGTTGTGGCGGCTGCGATAAACGCCAGCCACCCGCGCCAGCGCTGCGGAGGAGGTGGTAATTTAGACATCGTCATCCTTTCTAGGCCACTTCTTTTCTAAGAGTGCCTCTTCGTAATCCACAAACTCGTCAACATAAACATAGTCCGCTAACCAACCGGCGAATTTCCGGCGAGTCCATGGCCTACGGCTCATCCATCCGGTATCTGGTAGGTTGTATGTCAGACACTCTCGCACAGACATTACCACGGTCTGCCATGTGTACGGCTTGCCAGAGCGCGCGGTCCATGCGAACTCATTGTACATCATGTGACGACCGGCAACATTCATGGTAAGCAGAGCATCTTCCCGAACGTACTCCAATACTTTTTCCTGTGCGCCTCTGCCTTGCCCCCACATCTCCACAGCTTGAAGACCATCCATCCCCTCGGTCTTACCGGCGAGCCCCAACCCTTTAGCTATGTCATCCAGGCCCTTCACATACCCTTTGCTGCACAGCATATGGAACATTGGGTCAAAATGCTCAAGTGCTAACTCGGCAACCAACGGCTTCACGGAGTCGCTGCATCCTTGATGTAGCCAGCGGAAATCTGCCCCAACACCATTCCATGTCCACACCATATAGCCATCTTTCCATACCCGGTAAAGCCACTCGACGATTTCATCAGGGTCAGCCAAACCGTAGCGGCCATCATCACCCACGTCTCCTGTAAAAACCGCCTCTATGCGCGGAACCCCAACGGCAGCCCCGCATGTAATCCCTGGGTAATCATCGCCTGCCGGTTTAGCGGTTTCGAGGTCAAAAGCTAAGATTTTCACAACGCACCTCCCAAATTAGCGAATGCAAAGATGATAATACACAGAATAACGACCATGATCAAGAACAGCAAGGTTGCCTTCTTACTCATGGGCACCTCCTGTCAAGATATACATCGCCACCAGCGTAACGGCTGTCGATGCCATAAAAACTACGGCTGGCGAGATCGCGACTATCAGAGGAAGACGAGTGAATATCGCCATAACAAACAAGGTTACTTGAAGCGCGATCACCACCGGTAACAGTCCGATTAACACAAAGAGCGCCAGTCCCAACGCGAAGCCCCAATAAGCGCCTAGCTTATTCACAGCTTCCCTCCAGTTTCTTCCAAGGGCGCTCGAAAATCAAATCTTTCCATCCAGAAAACTTGCGCCCGAATTTATGAATGATCATATGCTTGCCTATTCCCGCGATCCAAATCATGTAGTCGGCGTGAGGCTCTCTTTCTGTTATTGCCATATGGCCATACCAATCAATCGTTACATAGTTTGCCCAATCTGGCAAGTCAGACCAGCGGACCTCGAACTCTCCCATTTTGTATATCAGGTCCAGGTACTCCGTAACCATCACCATGTCACCTTTCAATTGCAGGTATTTCCCCATCGTATCCTCCTGTGCAATATACATGACCTTCCAGAACATTTGACTTAGCCTCAAGGCAATCTGCTTCCTCGTACTCGCTTAGGTCTTGTACGTAGAAGTGGGTCGGCTCGATCCCCAGGCGACGCTTGTGCAAGGCGATGCACTTATCAATCGCCAAGCCAATATCGCCATCACGAATATGTACTAGCGCTCCTGTAAGCATGCCGACAGCCCCCCCATCGATAAACAGCATACCGCCGCTGAACAACTCAAGATTGTTAGAGTCTATACACACGATATCGAGGCCGCTGAAAGAGTACACATCCGCATAGCTGTACCCGTCATAGTCTATCACAACACCAACTTCGTCGTCGAACATAACGACGTCGCCGGTTTGGAAGTTGTGATTCCGGTCGCCGTCATCACACACAATCACAGTATCCTTAACCAGCACCTTATTTCCATACGAGTAATACTGATACTGGCACTTGATTTGCTCGATCACGTCACGTGACGTTAGGCTGGTGTGAACAACCTCCTCGCCTTGCTCAATTCCACTAACGATATTAGATACATCTTCCAAGATCACACCTCCATAAACCACGGCTCATCTTCGTCGAACCATGAGTAGTCTGGGTATGCACCAATGGCGTACAACATGCGCTCGACAGCATCGGCTATCTCTCGCGGGTTGCCTGGTCGCTCGTCGGACACCTCGACAACATCTACGATATAAGAGGCGAGCTCGATCAACAATCGTGAGGTGAACTCCCAGTCGCTTGCCTTGGCATCAATCTGAAGCACCTGGTCAATCGCATCTTGGTAACTGTCACATTGATCGTGCTTGCTTCTGGGTGGCGAAAGCACAAGTGTGACCTCTCGACCTGTCCTGGTTTCTCGAATTGCACTTGCGAGCTCCTCCATTAACCAAATGGCATCGCCTATACGCATGTGAATTGTAAATGTTGCGCCTTCGTTATCGAATGTCATTGCGCGCCCTCCTCGGCTTGTCTGGCGAATCTTAATGTCCTCCAATTGGAAAACCTGCCGGTCAGCTTCATCGGCGAGAAAGAACGATGGCCTGCACGAGACCAATGTGGACCATCGCGCACCTCAGTGACCTCCTCGTGATATACAACCGTTCCGTTGCGATCCACGGTAACCAATTGCACCCATTCTGGTATATCGGACCACCGCAGAGATACCCCGTAACATTCAAGGAATTCGTCTCTTGTATTTAGCATGGACTGCAAGTAAGCCGCTCTCAGGGCGATCGCGTGCATACCAACGGAAATCCAGCGCATCTCATCTACCCCTAGAGTCCCAGAATTCAGCGCTGCGGCCACCTCGATCAAAAAATTCGCTCTCGAAGCAATAGCTATAACTTGGTCGATGATGGTGCTACCGCGAACGGCTGACTTGGCGGTTATATACGGTTTCATGTGTTACCTCCCGAATGGATACCTGTGATTATCGTACTGAGATTGTGCATCTTGATACTTTCGCCGTGTATCCTCGTTCTTGAAGGCGCACCATCGTTCGAGCGCGAGGCCTGCTTCATGCTTTAGCTCGACCCCAGTCGGGCAAATGTGGTTTTTCGTGCAACCGCACGTCTTTTTGTCTACCATTTCATCCTCCTTTGAAGGCAACCCAACCTTGCTTAAGCAACCATTTAATCAGACCGGGTAGCGTCTTATCCTCTAAGAAAGGAATGTACGAACTGGCCTCAAACCATCGCCCGGTTTCCGCAGACCTGCCTAGGATTTGCAGCCCGAAGTATCTCCCGTTTCCTTCTTCGTCTACTGGGCCGAGATCGCACACCCGGAGGTAAAATCTCTTTTCGGGGTGAAAGAACATCTCGATCGGCCCGTTACGATCCAGGCAACGTCTCACGATACGAGCGTCGGTAGGGTGCTTGGTGGTCCCGTGAGACTTCTCTGTGTCAATCTCACCAGACCGAAGGTCTCTGACCTCTTCCGCTTCTGCCTGAGCCGCGACTCTACCGCTACTAATGGATAACCCATCAACCAACGGCGCCAAGCTGATCAACAACACAGCAAACATAACCAACGCCACCAACGCGCCCAGCGCCATTAAGCCGCTATACTGCTTAGCCCTCATGATACTTGCCTTTCACTTATTTACATCGGGGTCACGTGTTCGCAACCCCCTTTTCGTTACAGTTTAATTGTACTTCAATTGCCACATATTGGCAAGTGACATTCTCGCAATTGCGCCGTGACATTTGTAATATATACGCGCGCTATTTTCAATCAACGATTGCTTGGCGCGGGCAACTTTCGCTATGAGTTGGCTTACTTTCCAAGCAGAAAGGGCATTTTCCCTCAACGAATTCCGTATCCAGGATGAGATCGTATGCCCGCACGGCACACTCGATTTGATCTCGGCTGACGTACACTCCGCGCCAAACCATGATATTACCATCTTCCATCATACTGAGCATTATTTTCAAGCTGCGCATTTTATCAAACATATACTAACTCTCCTTTACATGACACGTAGTAGGATTTTCACTGATGGGAACACCCATGATTGCCCGGTCAGCACATGACTTACACCGTGTTTCGCACAAAGGACCATCATATGACCAAAGCACAAAATACACTTCCGATGCAGCCAGCCGCCTCTCGCATTTTGGGCAACGGAACGGCAGCGAGAGCCGCCGCCAACTGCATCGACCAACGCCGCGCTTTTTAGGGTAATATACACGTCCACTATCACGAATGATCCACACCCCGCCATCATTTTTATGACTAAGGGAAACCTTTTCAGCCTCGTACAGCGCGCCACGGTAAACCATGTAATCACCAGGTTCAACTGTAGCGTTATGCCGATTAAACCGAAAAACTGTCCCGGCGCGCGCGTACCCCTCACAGACCAGATCAGCTACGCCGTTGGTGGAAAACGACGCACCACGGCGACGCGGGATACCAGAATCGTCTGGTACATACAGCGCAGTTGTGCTACTCATGAACCACTCGGTCTTGGCGTCCAAGACTTTCGCCAATCGCCTTCGAACTTGCCGTTCAGGAGGCGGATATTCACCAAGTCCCCTCCATTCTCCCATAGGATTGAGCCAGGTTCTGGGTAACCGGTATACCCGAAGCATCTCCCATCTAGGCCCCAAGCAATCCCGGTAGCCGGTTTCCCGAAGATCGCGTCCAGACCAGCCCAGATCGCGGGGTCAATATTCTGCGATGGGTACGACGGATCAACAAAGAATACTAAATGCTTCCAATCCCAGCACATCTTGCCCACGTGCGCGATCAGGCGAGGCGACACTCCAGCCCACTCGCGTTGCTCCATCACAACCGACTTACCCTTATAGGCATAAACGCTACCATCTTCGCTAACCGCCACTATCCGCTCGCCATCACGCAACGATTCACTGCGAACGACAGCATTCCCCCTATTGAAAATTACATAGTCACCCATTGCTCTCACCTATCTCAGTACTAAAGATGCAAGGCATGCACAAATGCCCACCAACGACGAGATCACAATTGGTACAGGAAGCCCGGCATCCATCGACACCCACAGAGTAAAACCGCCGCACACAACACCGAACAACACGGCAACGACAACCCTAACAACAGAATCGCAGGCGCCCATGATCTCATCCGCTATTACGCGGTCGCTATGTTTCTCGTGATCGCTTAGATCATGGTAGTCCGTGGCTGCTTGGCGTTCCCAACGGCTCACCAGGCTAGACGGAATAGTCATCGAGCCGTCCGCATTCATCTTGGATGACCTGATAACATGCATCGCCCATCTCGCCCAGATTTTATGCAACATTGCAGCCATTTTCTCCCTTTTGGCATTCACAGCTTACCCCCTATGCATAGTTGAACAAACAACATACAATACACATCACAATCAAAATTATCACCAACGCAGCCAACAAAGACTTCTTATCATACATTTAGTTCCTCCAACATAGTTGTTTGTATCACTCTTCTACAATGCGGCGAGTAGTACAGCGTCTCGCGGTGACGGTTGGCGCTACCCTGCCCATCACCAAGATTCGCATATCCGCCACCGGCGCTCCACCGCTCACACGTCCAACCGTGATCCTCAACCAGCTCGGCGTGCTCATCATAGCCCGCCAGGGCAATGCGGTAGCTCTCGCGTTGCCCGCGCTCGATGCACCAAGCGCGCACATCATCGGCCACGGTGAGACTGTCGTGCTCACCGTACATCCTCGAATCGCGGTCTGTGACGGCATAAGGCGGGTCAAAGAACACGCCGACGTTTGACCAGTGCGAGTCCTGCCAATCTCCACCACACACCTGCGACCAGTCACCGCACACCACGCGCACGTAGCGCAGGCGCTCGGAGAGCGCGGCGAATACCGCCGGGAGCTGCCCGCGCCACGAGGTTTTGTGGATGCCCTGACCCTTATGACCCAATTGCGGTCTCTGCCTAACGCGGTCGTACCACGCGCCAATCCCCTGAGCCGCACACCAAATCCACCAGGCGGCGGTCTCGACATCATAGTAGTACGGATCAGCCATCAAACTCTCAACGAGACTATCCTCGCGCTCGTGCAGTGCGGACTTGCGCGCTACGTAATCGGCGTGGTTCACGGGCCAATCGCAGAGATCGGCGACGGTATCCGGGTCATCCTTGATCGCGCGCCACACATTGGCGATGTGCCCGTTAGCATCGTTGATAGTTTCAGTATGAGCATTAGCCCAAGCGATAGTTGGCCGGAAATCTGGGCGGCCCAAATGCACCGCGCCAGAACCATAAAATGGCTCAATGTAATGCTCCACTTCGCCGAGCGCTAGCCATACCATATCGGTTACGCGAGACTTGCCTCCAGGATACGGATACGGAGATAACATCATATAGCAACTACCCACCGCTCACACTTGCCTTCGCCGCGCTGCGCAATGTTTAGAGCGGGGATCGGAATAAATCTCGCGTTTCCGTAGACCTTCCACCTACCCATAGAGTGCGGCTCTGGGCGCTCGCGGCTATCAGTCGTATACGCACACCCGTCGGTGTTCCACACTACCCACCGCGCGCCTGGGTACACCGTGCGGATCGCGCCGGCTGTCTCGGCGTCAATCTCCGGCGGGCCCTGCTCCGGATCGCCGGCCTCTGCGGGCCTCGGCGTCCAGGATTCCCGCCAATCACCAGTCCACAGGTCATCGAGGGTAGCCACGCGGAAGTAACCACCGCCACACCACCAGGCAGAAGACTCTAACGAGGGAGACTCCCTGTACGCATAACATTTACCATTCTTATCCCACGCCACGCCGGCAATGGGCTCTCCGTGCAGCGTTTTTAGCGCTGCCCAAATCTCTGCTGGGGCAATCGGCGCGGGCTGCTCTACCTCGAAGAGTAGGTCGCGCCAATCAGGGCACTCCTCGCCGACGTGGGCGATGGGGCGGTGGCGCCCGAGGCTTGAATACCAATACGCCCCCCCAAATCCATATACGGGCCTTTCGCTGTACGCCTCAACCAGCCCGCTTTTATCTACCGCGACCCACCGCTCGTCCGGTCGCAACGATTCACTGCGAACCGCTGCATTCCCTCTCTCAAAAATCATTCTGTCCATCATTTACCTCCTCTTGCAATGCAAATAGTATCACTAACCCCATCTTCAGTTGATTAGATGTGCAGGCATAATGACAGCCATGCAATTATATTGATGCTGTCGCTTAGAGCGATACTCGGCCCGCACAACCAGCGGTCGATCCGGTCGAACCTCCAGAGTCACGTAGAGGGGATCGCTAGGAAACTCCAGGGCCTCTTTCAAGAACCGCGTGTTAACCGTGACAGTCGCAGCATCCCCATGCGGGATCATGTTGTCAATGGGCGGTGAGCTGCTTTCAAAGGTTTCCACATCAACTTCACGATCTTTTTTATAAATGCTCTTCCCCTGCTTGACGAGAGCATCTTCCCCCGAACATCGATCAACAAGCCATGGCAACTGCATAACGTGCATTCGATATCCATCCGAAGTAAATACACGCCGCTCGCCCGCACAACACACACGATGTTGCCAGTCCCTCACGCTGCTTTGATCAGTTGCCATCTGCAACCATCGTAAACTCAGCCGATTCCAATCATCCTTTAGATCAAGCGTTTCGTTTTTGTTGGTCATGACTACTCCTTATGTACTTCTTGAATGTAAGCGTCTCGCGTCTATCCAAATGCTCAATTGTGACCGTGTGATTCGCCAAGCCAATATGGAAAAAGTACACCGCTACTTGCTTAGCGTGGGGTACACACCATCTGGGCACCCATCACAATGGCGATAAAACCACCGAAGCTACAGTTGGCATCTATCCTCCTTGTTGTCACTATTCTAGCACTTTTATATAAAAGGTCAACTGAGGTTTGTCGCTGATTTACTGACGAATGTCATGCTAGATTTTGTGTGTTTTCCCTATTGAATTTGTGTGTGTTTGTATGAAAATGCACGGAATGGTTATATATACGGCTCAATTCGATTGAATGGGGGGGGTCAAGTGGGATTTTTAATATCATGTGTGGTGAGAGGGGGCAGTGTAATAATGTAGGGCCAGCGCGAAACTTTTCTGGCACGGGGGGGGTCACTCTGCAATTTTATTATGCAAAACGCCCGACCCACCTTCCGACTATATAGTTTATGTCAAGTAGGGCGCCATGGGTGCAGGCTTTACTGCATATTTAACACACCGGCTCAATCTGGTAGTGCTTTTTGCAATTTGGTAGTGCATACACAGCTTTACCCTAAACATATATTGTTCTGGCAAATAGTTCTTTTCCAGCCCAACCACATCCCAGCAACAATATTTGCCCTAACACCAGCCCCAGCCTCCCTCAAACCCCATTGCGCATCGCCAGCTAAACCGTGCAATCCCCCCTAGCATCATACCAGGGCCCCGTCAACAATTACACCAGTATCATCAATACCCTCACTGGCAAAAGTATTGTACAATCCATCATTCACTAGGTAGCCGCCTACGCAATCCCCCATTGCACCAGGGGGTGGTGGTGGGCCAGCTTCTATAACGCTGGCATGCGCGCGCGCGCATGTAGGACCTCATGTGACATATTTCACACGGTTTGTGTGACATGTGTCACGTGCAATCATTGTAATGCCGGCATATCATGTGTGTGTAGTTGGTTGGGGGGGCAAGCAAAGGCCCCCAAGGACATTAAAAAGCCTACCGTCTGACATTTTAACAATCTGTTAACAAAACGTTAACACAACGTTTACAATTTGTTAACAATCTGTTAACAATCACGGGTTATCATGTAGACAGTTAGGCAGGGCGGGGCAGCAAAGCCCGCCGGCACATTAAAAATCTCAGGCAAGTTTTTGGGGAACCGGCCAAACCCATAAGCGACAAAAATTGCACGCATCGGGGTCAATGGTCGAGGGAAACAATTGCAACGTTACGGGTAGGGGTACCCGAGCAATCAAATACTCTGAAAAAACTTGTAGCGCCTCTGGGGCAGGGAGTCATAGGTTTTTGACTTAATCGACAATCCCACGCAAAGGCAAAAGGCCCCAGGCACGACGAAGGACATTAACAGTTGAATACCCAAAAGGCAAGGAAACACAACGAAAGTGAGAGAACTTGTCACTTTCAAATGTGAGTTGTGCTTCCTTGGGCGCACTCAAATTCCATTGAGCGTGGCCAAGGCAGCACAACAACTATCGTTATAGCGGTACGGAGAGTAGAGGCAGCAGGCTGAAGGCTGATGAATAGGAGGAAACATGAAAGCATTTGCGGCTATCGTACTGGTCGTTGGTTTTATTGTGATTGGCTATGCTCTAATCACAATAGGAATGCAGACCCTGGACGCCAGCGAGAATGCGTCGAGTTTAATGAGCGACGAAAACAGGCAGGCTGTGAATTGGTTGTACGCATACGACAAAGGAAATTTGTCGTATGAAGAACTTGCTCAAAAACCGCTGAATGCAGAGCAGATATCACTGTACTGCAATAACTACAATCCCGAAGGTCCGATGGTTGACGTTTGCAGGCACGCTGAATAATCAGTAGTGTGGCCAAGGAGTTTTTGGTCACATTGAATTGTATATCATTAGATGTACAATTCAATGTGTTCAAAAGCAAATTACCAAGGAGGAAAGATGAACATAACGGAAACAAGCCAGGAAAAAATATCTTTGTTGCGTGAATTCCTTAAGGCGAACGACATTGCCTTCAAGGATAGCGAAAAAGAGACTGTCGCAATCAACATTAATAAACAAAAAGTTGAACGCGAAGTAGAACGTGTCGTCAGCTCTGAGTTATTTGAAAGTCTCCAAAAACTGAGGAAGTGATATAATGAAACGGCATGAAACTCACAAACGCCCCGTGCGCGGTCATCATTGCAATGGCCGCCACGTAGCCAAGAACATTGTTGAATTGGCGAAACACGCAAAACGTTTTGGAATAAACAGCCTTTCGACCGCAGAGCGTGAAGCATTGCGGCGCGCGTATGGAATTCATGATTAATTGTGACCAGTTTTTGGTCACACTTGATTGTGTATCGATTGTATACACAATCAATTGTGTTCAAAAACAGTAAATCTAGCAAAGGAGCAGAGTACATCATGAAGATTCGTAAAGCTCTCGCACAAAAAGTTGATGCGTACCACGCTTGTGTGTTGCATGGCAATGATGGGTGGGCCGAAGCCCACCTTGAGGTCATTGAGGGCCTGGTACAAACATATATGCCGCATGGTAGCGGCATTGATGCCGATGTCGAGTTGTCGCTTGACGAAAGCGACCATGGTAAGTTGGTTTTCGATGTGCCCTACCACTACATGAATGAGGTAGGCCATTATGCGGGATGGATGGAGTTCAGTGTGGTTGCTAGGGCGTCTTTCGCCCTTGGCCTTATGATGGATGTCGAGGTAATCCGCAACAATTCGGAAGCGGATGAAGCGATGGTTGAATATATTGCCGATGCAATCGCGGAAGTATTTGCGATTGCCCTTCAAGGAGATTTAGCATGAAGATATACGAAATTGCAAAAAAGATTTCGCAACAGTTCGAGACTCGCTACCGCCCAGACAGAGGCGATTTTTTAGTCCTCGAACAATGCTACAGAGTAACTATAGACTTGATCCGCGAAGTCTTCCATAATGGCGGCAGGGCGCTACCATCGGACGAACGCTACAGTGTTGCCCTGGAAACATTGGAACTTCTGGCGTTCTCAGAGGTCGAGGACGCGGAAGAAGTATTCGATGTTGAGCCTGCGGTGGACATTTACACGAGCGACCTGCTTGAATGGGCCAAGGATCACACACATCGTGTGGATGAAGTTTTATCCGAGTACGGCCCAACTTCGATTGAGGAGGCGGTCCGTCTTTCTCAATATCTATGGAAGCAGGAGTTGGCCCACAGGGCCGCCTGCTTCCTGCAAAAGTATCTGGACGTGCGCGACAGCGAAGAAGAACTCCTTGACTTTCACGATATCGTGCTTGATAGATTGCGCGATACCTCAGTGTAACAGTTTGGAGTGTGGCCAA